GAATTAGCGAGAAAAGCAATTAATGATGAACAAGAAGCACAAGAAAGAAAACAAGCAATTAATAATCAATTAATCCAAAATGAAAAAGACTTAGATAATTTACAGACTGGTGGTCTTCTTGGTATTGCATCAGCAGCGGCGGCTGTTAAGGCGGCTGTTCCTTCTATTGTTCCTTCTATTGTTGCTGCTGCTTCTCCTATTGTTACTTCTGCTATTACTGCTGCTGCTCCTGTTGTTGCTGCTACTGCTACTGCTGCTGCTCCTGTTGTTGCTGCTACTGTTGCTGCTGCTCCTGTTGTTGCTGCTACTGCTACTGCTTTGGGTATTGGTGCTGCAGCTGGTCTTGGTGCTTATGGTCTAAAAAAAGCTTATGATTGGAAAACATATGATGGTGAGACTGTTGAATCTGATAATTCAATGAATATAGGTAAAAAAATGGAAGAAGATGGATTTGGTTTAGATAAAATTTATTTGGACAAAAAGGAATATAAAAATTTAGAATATATTTATTTAATTAATCAAGGTTGCGAAGCATTTAATAAACAAAATATAATTTGGTCAAAAAATCCTAAAAAGAAAATTAATGTTATGTTTGAAAATAACGATGCTAACATTGGGACAGGGATAAGCATGTACACAAGAATTAGAAGTTCTCTTGGTATGAATGTTGTTTCTCTAATGGAACAAATACATCCAAATGATGATTACTCTACTACGATGTTAAATAAAGAAGACAAAAATGATTATAAGAAAATAATGAAATTAGAAGATTGTTGTGAATATAGATTGAGATCTATTAATAAAGATGATGTACGATTTATTCATAATTTTGCTTTAAATATGAAAAAACAAATACAAAAATCACGCAGTGTGTGGACAATACAAAAGAACATTCGTATGACACCAACAGATAAAGAAAGCTACGATAGATATAATGACGATTTTGAATCTGAATGGGTTGATTTAGTAAGAGTAAGATCTGAACATCCTGATAAATTAACTTCATTAGATGCTATGTTATTAGATAAAGAAGCACATAAAAGAAGAAGAGCATTAGAATCATTAATTAAATATGCAACTTATGGTAATAAAATTCACAATTAATTAATCTATATTTGTAAAAACAAATTAAATATTTATAATTTATACAAAAATTTTATATTATGTATAAATTATAATAATGTTGCCTAATAAATTATTTACCATTCAAGATAATAATAATAATTTAATATCTAAAAATTTTATTTATATGTTTAATACATCATGCCAAAAGGAATTAAATGTTTTTTCTTCAAATATGAACGAGAGTGCTCCGAATTTTGAAGAAGTTCCAGCTAAAAATTTTAAATTAAAAAAAAATAATCCTGAAGTATCTGAAGACCTACAAGAAGAAATGGACTTTAGATATATCAATTTAGATAATAAAAAAGAATATAAATCAAAAAAGAAAATAATGGAAAGATGTTCAGAATATAGATTTCGTAGAGCAGACAAAAATAGATGGGCACTTGAACGATCTGATAAAGGGAGTACTAATTGGATTCTTGTAGATTCTTCATATCCTAGAATGGAAGAAATTCTGGAAAAAATCAACCAAGATTTAACAAACCCAACTTTAGTAGAAAATGTAGATAATGATTTTGTTCTTATAGCAACAAGTACAGAAATTCAACCATCAAAAGGTACTCAAACACAAACAAAAGAATCAAAAAGTATTCAAACAGACATAGGAACAGGAGGCAAAACTTCCAGAAAAAAAAATAAAAAAGTAAGAAAGCATAGAGGTATTATTCAAACTGGGGGCAGTAAAGGAAAATTAAAAAAAGGATATAGATTTTCTGGTAAAAGATTGAAAAGTGGAATGCCAGAAATAGTCAAGGCAAAAAAATTATAATTACCAAATATGTATCAATTTGTTAATAATAATATCAGCCTTTCTTAATTCTTGTGTTGATAATTCTTGTGATCTTTCACTTGCATATAATAATATTATTTCTTCAGGATTAATAAATTCTTTAATTAGATGGGAAATCCCTCTATAGTCGCGACTATCATGACGAATCCCTGTATTATTTCTACCATATTTTTTATTTATTATACTCCCACCAAATCCAGAACCCCTTCCATCATCATAAAAATGAATGATTAATCCAGAACCATGACTAATTATTTGTTGAAGAGACTTTTTATATTTATTTCTATTTTCTCTATCTAATATTGGAAAACGATCTACTATTGATTCTGAATGTATTCTAACAATCGGGTTCATTTTACAATCTCCATATTGTAAAATGAGGACGTCTTTATGTGTAGCAATATCAAAAAAACAATTCATTTTAAACCAGTATGGTTTACATAATAATTTTGGAAATTGACTAATTAAATTATCTGTTGCTTTAATTAAAAAATTATTATCAGGAAGTTTAGTAAATGATACATCAAAATTTATATTTTTCTGTAATAATTCATAATCATCATTTGATATAATAATTTTATTATTAATTGGTTTAATAGGTAGATAATAAGAAGCAACGTGTATAAATCTTTTACAATTTTCTAAATGATATGGAATAAATGGCTCACATTTTTGATTATCCAATTCATATTTTTGTATTTTTTCTCTTGCCTCATATAAAATATGTCCTGTTTTTTGTTTTGATATTAAATAATCTTGATTAAAAGGATTTGGTTTAAATTCTATTGTTTCTGTTTTTTCTATATGGAATCCCAAATTTGTTAGCCTATCTATCTTATCGGGATTATTTGTCATTAAAATAAACTTTGGATTTATGTCTAATATATAACAAATGTCCTTTACATTAGTGTAATCACGATAATCGTGTTTCATACCTAACATTTTATAGGCATCGAAAGTAGTTATTTTATCTTCTTGATACTGAACATGCATACAAGCTCTTGATTTTCCAACATATCCGCAACCCCGCCCTTCTTGGATTAAATAAAATAATATTCCATTACCTTTTTCACTAATTTTTTTAAATGCTCCATATAATTGCTGAACACAGTCACAATCTTGACTACGAAATGTTTCAGATGTAATACATGATGAATGAATTCTAGTATATAAAATTTCCTCTTTAATATCACCATATGATAACGCAATAATATATCCTTTATGAATTAAATCTTGAAATGTATACATTTTAAAGGAGCCATATCTTGTTTCGATTATTGATTCATCAATAAATAATGTAGTTCCATATATCTTTCGTTCAACATTCATTTGCTATTTAACTCTGTATTAATTAATTATTCTTAATAATATTAAGAAATAAATCAATTTTTAATATCATATATTAATTTTCCAGTTTTTTTTCCAAACCAATTAAGTTGATCAATATCTAGACGACTCATTATTTGAGAAATGAGATAATTAAACGACATTTCGTAATGAATTATTTTTAATTCATCTCTTAAATCATTTTCAAGTATCCAAATATTATAATCTTTTAACATTAATTGTAATTTTAAAATAATATCTTCTCTATTTCTTTTTAAAATTATTATGTCAGTAATATATCCATTATTTCTATTATATTCTAAATTTTGATATGTTCCATGAACAAATTCAAAATAATCACATACAATGAATGCTTTAAAGAAAACTCCTTCAATAAATTTACATTGAATATTTCCAATATATTTTTTGGATTCGCTATCACAAAGAATACAAATTCTTCTATTTTTCACTAAAGAACCAATAAATTTTTCTGCGGGAACTAAAATTTTATTATTTATATAAAGTTTATGTAAACATTTTTTAGTTTTTTTATCAAGTTGAATATTTAGTAATTCTTTTATTAATTTAAATGAATATAAATATCCACACATAGGACCAATAATTCGAATTAATGTTGTATATTCATCTTCAATTGGAAAATTAATAATAAAATTAGAGTCATTTTCTTTTAATTTATTTAAAATTTGTAATTTGTTTTGATTTTTATTATGTATTGTTGTGGCAGTAAATAATATAATTGACTGATAATTATATTTTTCAAATATTATCTGAACATTTGGTGACAATCCTTGACTGAATAATACCAAAGTACCATTCAATACTCTATCAGAGTCATAAAATTCAATTAATGGAATAAATTCTAGATTTTTAGATTTTATTTCTGGAAATTTACGTATTAAATACATCAAATATTTAGCATGAGATTCTGATGAACCAATACCAGTAAAATATACATTATCATTAGTAAATGCTTTTATTAATTGTTCTTTTTTCTCTGTTGTTTTAATTAAATTAATATCATTATCAATATGATTGATATATTCTAAATTTTGATCAATTCGCGATTTAATGATATTATTTCCATTTTTATTTTGACCATAACCAATATAAATGTATTTATCAATATTGATACTTACTTTTTCAAATTGTTTTCTAGATAATTCTTGCGAAGAAATACAAGAATACAACAATATAATTTTATCTGGATTAATATATTCTTTTAATAAATGAGATATTCCTCTATAATCGCGACAATCATTTTGAATACCAGTTATTTCTGTTTCTTTATTTCGAGATAAGACAAAACTACCGAATCCAGAACCACGACCATCTTCATAAAATAATGCAATAATACCAGAACCGTGTCCAATTATTAAATTGATTGATTGTTTATATTTTTTTTTATTTTCTTGTTGAACTAATGGAAATCTATTTAATAAAGATTCTGAATGTATTCTAATAATTGGGTTATTTTTAGTATTGCCGTACTCTAAAATTAAGACATCATTATTTGTCGCAACATCAAAAAAACAATTTATTTTAAACCAGTATGGTATACGAGACAAATATGGAAATTTTTTTATAATTTCATCATTTATTTTAATTAGTATTTTATTATTAGGTATATCAATATATGGATATTCTTTTCCATATTCAGATATAAAGTCATTATATTGAGTATGTGTTAAAATGATTTTATTATCGATTGGTTTAATAGGTAAGTAATATGATGAAACGTGAATATATCTGGTACAATTTTTTAAATGATATGGTTCAAAAGGTTTACATTTATATTTAGATTTCATATCATAATTTCCAATAAAGGTATTTAATTTAGATAGATTATGTCCTGACTTTTGTTTTGACATTAAGTACTTTCTATTAAATATATTAGGTGTATATTCGATTGTTTCAATACTAAATACATTTAAACCTAATTGTTTTAAACCATTGATTTTGTCAGGATTATTTGTTATTAAAATAAATTTAGGATTTATATCTAACATGTGACAAATATCCTTTACACTTGTGTAATCACGATAATCCTTTTTCATACCTAACATTTTATATGCTTCGAATGTAGTTATTTTGTCATCACTATGTTGAACATGCATTCTATCCATAGATTTTCCTATAAATCCACAACCCCGTCCTTCTTGTATAAAATAAAATAGTATTCCATTTCCTTTTTCACTTATTTTTTTAAATGCTCCGTATAATTGTTCAACGCAATCACAATCTTGACTACGTAAAGTTTCAGAAGTTACACACGATGAATGGATACGAGTATATAATATTTCTTTTTTAATATCACCGTGTGTTAATGCAATAATATATCCTTTATGGATAAGATTTTGATAAGTATAAGCTGTAAAATTTCCATAGATTGTTTCAATAGATATTTTGTCAATATATAATGTAGCCCCGAATATCTTTTTATGATTCATTATTTACTTTAAAATATGTAATAATTCTTATATAAATAATGAATAAGATTGGTTACAAATATTTATTTATATGTTTTTAATATATAATGGAATTCTTTACGATATTAAATCATAGTGATGTTTTTGAAAAAAGTTTTATAGAAAATTGCGAAGATATTGGGTCAGATCTTGATGATTTTAATTTAAGTAATTTTATGAAAAAAATAAGTTCAGAATTTGAGGAAACTTTTCACTCATTTTTTAATGATATAAAAACAGGATTAAAAGAAAAGTGGGTTTGGCTTTTACCATATTTAATGTTCATATTAATTGTTATGTTCTGGTTTATGAAAGGACAAGAAAATTTGACGAATCCACTTAAAATTTTTTTACTATTTATTCTACATTTAGGAATAATTATTGGAAGAAAATTTATTTGGAGATTCATATTGATTGTTTCAAAGAATCAAAAAATAAATACTTTTGATTCAATAGTAAAATGGATTATACAAAAAATTATTCACTATTATAGTTCGACTGTTTTACGTACTTATTTGTTTTCAAAAGGAACGTCATTACGATTTATGAAAACTTTACGAGATATTTTTCCTAAAATAAATTCATCATACTTTAATACTATTGATAATATCTTAATGAGTGGAATGGGATTAAGCATTGCGTATATACTTTATTTAAAACCTCTTCGCGAAAAATGGAGTTTTGAATATGTTGCCCAAAATTATGCTGGTTTGTCATTTTTAGTAGGAGTAATTATAATGGAATCAATTATTACTGAAACATTATATGTATGGAATTTGAATATTAAAGAAGGTTGGATCCGGTATGGTATTGATTTTCTGTTAGATAATTTTGTTAGCCAAATAATTAAGGAATAATTAAAAGATAATAAAAATTGAAATAAATATTATTTGTTAATTTAAATTAAATGGATAACAAACTACTTAACTTGTTACCAATTAAGTCTAAAAACCAGACTAATTCTAACTCTAATTATGATAGGTTTAATAATTATTGTTTTCAAATTTGTGATATAATTGATAAAAATCATATCAAACTGGATATTGGTGAAGAAAAATATATAAAAATCTTAGGATATTTACATTCAAAAAAATGGGAAAAAATTATACAAAATAATTGTAAACATTTTTTCTACAACGATTTACAATTAATTATTAACGAATATGGTGATCAATGGTGTAAAAAAGATAAAATTTTTAGTTATAATACATTACAAAATACTAATGATAAAGGAAATGATATACGAGTCTCTTTGTATAGAACTAATAAAATTCCTATTGATTTATTTCCACCAATAACAACTTATCATGATATTCGTAAAATTGTCAAAACTCGTTTTATCAAAGATAATGTATCATTTGAAGTTTTGGTAGTAGGGCATAGAGATAAATGTCTGAGTTATGAAATCAAAATATATGGAAATATACAATCATCAAATATTATACAACAATTTGTAAATTTTTACACAGAATTTTGTAAAAGCACTCCCGAAAATTTAGATGTAATACGTTCAATTACATTAGATAACTTTGATATATCAAAGTTATCTATATCGATAATTTAATATCAAATATTAAAAATGAATAATATTTTAAAAATATCATATCATAAATTGAAAATGAATTCTAATTCATCTGAACTTACTGATTATTTCGATAAGTTGGAAAATATAATCGAAAAAATAAATAAAACAACTGATGATGAACCGAATAATTTTGCAAAAATAAAGAAATCATGTCCAAATTGTATGTCTGAAAAAAATATATTTCAAGATAGTTCAAATGGTTACAAAATATGTACTAATTGTGGATTAGTTATATCACATTTATTAGAAAATGATGCAGAATGGAGGTGGTATGGTGCTCATGATTCAAAAGGGTTAGATCCAACAAGATGTGGAATTCCAGTAAATCCTTTGCTTCCAAAATCATCAATGGGAACATATATAGGAGGAAATAAATATGGGTCATTACAAAGATTACATTCTTGGAATGCTATGCCATCCGACGAAAGAAGTTTGTGGCATGTATTTGAAGATATAAATATTAAAACACAAAATTCTGGTTTAGTTTCTAAAATAAAGGATGAAGCAAAGATGTATTATAAAATGTTAAGTAGTAAGAGTGAATGTATAGAAGGAATATTAACTCGCGGAACTGTAAGAGAAGGTATCAAGGCTGCTTGCTTATTTGTCGCATGTAAAAATAATGGAGTCCCCCGTTCATCAGTTGAAATTTCTAAAATGTTTGGTATCAATCCTACAGATGTAACAAAAGGATTGAAAAAATTTATAGAAATAGAAATGAAAAAAGATATACAAATAAATGTAAATGTTTCAAATCCACAGGATTTTGTAAAACGTTATTGTAGTAAATTACTTATTTCTAAAAGAATTGAAAAAATTGCAATAATTATTTCAAAACGAGCACAAAGATTAGGTATTGTTAAAGACAATACCCCTCCATCAATTGCTGCAGGAATTATTTATTTAATAATTGTAGTTTTTAAATTAAATATAACTAAAGTTTCTTTAAAAGAAAAATTATCAGTTAGTGATGTAACTGTTTCTAAATGTTATAAAAGATTATGGGAACATCGTACTAAATTATTTATTGGAATAAAAAAAATATAGTTAAAAATATTATAAGTAATCATTAAGAATAATTAATAATGATGGTATTATCAACTGATATAAAAACTATTTTAATTAAATACAATAAACCCTACACAATAAAATATATGTCTGAAAAAAAGAAAAATTTTTTTGGGATATGTTTAGATTGTAATTATTGTAATTATTTATTTAATAGATGTGAATATTGTAGAGCACATTTTAATATAGTATATAATATCGTTTATACCACTTATAATATTTCAAATATTGAAATAGACGAAAAAAAAATACATACATATTACTTATTTAAATATATAATAAAACATTTAAATTTTCGTTATTTTAATAAATACAATGAATTATTTTTTGAATTTTTAGCAAATTTTAGACATGATTTATCAATTTATCATATAAATATAAATTATAAGACACTTTTTTTATTTTTTCTTATTTTACAGGATAAAAAAAAAATATTTGTATAATTTATATACGATTATAATATGGATTTATCATTTGTAACTAATTTGAGCCCAACTCTACAAGCAGTAATTAGTATTATTGCTCCACTCGTAATTTCTTTAATTCCAGGAATTATTCTTGCAACAACAGCACTCAAAAAATTACCAACTGGACCAAAAATCATCGGAGCAGTTTCCACTATTATTGGAACTTTACTCTTCCAATTAATTCTAGTAGGTGTATTGATTTATATGCAATGGTTTGAACTCCCAAGTATTGTTATGATGTTCTTCGGCGGTGTTGCAATGAAAGCACTTATTGGCGTAATTCAAGGATTATTTGGACCATCAGCAACTGCTATTTCAGTAGTACCTACCGTCGGTGGTAAAAGACGTAGACGTTGTAATTAAATATTTAAGTAATTAGCATTTTTACATTTAAAAAATAGAAAATATTTCTATCTTTTAAATATAAAAGATTAATGAATTTTGATAAAATTATAATATGGGGACACAAATTACATTCACATACACATTCATATATACATAATGGATTTTTTATAGCATTTAAGTATCTAAATTATAACGTATTATGGTTAGACGACAACTCTAATATAACAAATATTGATTTTGCAAATTCATTATTTATATCAGAACATCAAGTTTGTAAAAAGATGCCTATTCGTATTGATTGTAAATACATATTACATAATTCTTTTGTAGATCCAGGTAAAGCATATTACAAAAGAAATGCAGGGACATGGGAAGACATTCGTTTTAAACGTTTAGCAGAAAAAGGAAATGTTATTAATATGCAAGTGTATAGACCAAAATTTGTAGAAAATAAAACAAAAATGGAAGATTATGTTTATTATGACATTTCTACGTATACATTATATTTCCCATGGGCAACTGATTTATTGCCACACGAAATAAATGAAATACAAAAAAATTTAAATTCAATTAAGAGTAATGAAAAAAGAATTAATTTTGTAGGAACAATTGTGGATGAATGGAAACAATTTAAAAAAGCTTGCATTGAAAATAATATTTCTTTTATTCATTTGGGAGGATACAAAGGAAGAAAAAGAAATATTTCGTCAAGTGATAATATAAGATTAATTCAAGAATCTTATATTGCTCCATCTATTCAACGAAAACAACAATGTGATGTTGGATATATACCTTGCCGTATTTTTAAAAATATAAGTTATGGTAAAATGGGTTTTACGAATTCCAAAATTGTTTATGAATTATTTGATAAAAAAATAATTTATAATCCATGTCCATATAAATTATTTTATGATGCTAAAAATTGGATTGAAAATGAATATAATCAAGAACATATATTGTATTTGATGAATGTTGTAAAAACAAAACACACTTATTTAAATAGAATTGACAATATATTTAATTTTTTTACTATTTTAAATAATACACTTACTTAATTTTTTTAAATAAAGTTGCCATTATATTAATAATCATAGATTTTATTTGAATGGGTTATTATTTAAATTATTATCAGAAGTATTTTGATAATTTATACTAGAAGTACTTGGATATGTATACTGAGAAGTAATATTTTGATTTTGTTGTACAGGATATGTATTTTGTCTATAGAAATTTGGTAGATTTTGTTGTTGTACAGGATATGTATTTTGTCTATAGAAATTTGGTTGATTTTGTTGTACTGGATGTGTATTTTGTCTATAAAAATTTGGTTGTTGATTTTGTTGTTGTACAGGATATGTATTTTGTCTATAAAAATTTGGTTGTTGATTTTGTTGTGCTGGATATGTATTTTGTCTATAAAAATTTGGTTGTTGATTTTGTTGTACTGGATATGTATTTTGTCTATAAAAATTTGGTTGTTGATTTTGTTGTGCTGGATATGTATTTTGTCTATAAAAATTTGGTTGTTGATTTTGTTCCCATGAATATTGAGATGATTTAAACAATGATGTTATTTTTTTTATATCATTCGATTTCTTATTTTCATCTTTATTCTCAACTTTGTTTTCAACTTTGTTTTCAAAAATATCTTCTAAATCACCAAATGTTTCCCAAATATTTGAATTTTCGTTATTTACAGGTTTTGTTTCGTCAGAAATAAGTAATGAATTAAAATCTATTAAATCTACTATTTTGTCATTCTCAATTTTGGGAGAGGGAATTTCTTGCGTAGAAATCATAGGCGTAATTGAAATAGTTTGTATGACTTTCTTTTTTTCCAATTTTTTCTCTAATTTTTTCTCTAATTTTTTTTTAACAGAATGTGAAAAATATAATTTGTGTTGATACTTATTTTTTATAAACTCGTATAAGTCGTATTCAGATGTTTTGCTATTTGGTTTAAAATGTTTACCTAACTTTGCTTCATATATTTTATTCATTTTTACATTTCCATTTTGTTTTAAATAATTAATATACTTACTATTCCAATTATCTAATACGGTTGATTTAACTCTGGAAATATGTACTCCCATTTTTCTATGAAAGACACAACATCTTTGGCATAATAATATTCCTATATTAACAGATGCCCACGACGGATTAATTGAATTACAATCCGCACATCTATTATTTAATTTACGTATTTTATACAAATCTTTTTTAAAGCTCATAATTACTTATATTGATATTGATAATATATTCAATTTTTTTTTATTAGTTTTTTAAACTCTAATGTTTTATTTTTCATTTTTTCTAAAAAAACTTAAAGTAAATCTAAGAGATTCTATTGCGATTATAGTTATACCAAAATACATAATATTTTTTTTTAAATCATCCCAAAATTTTTTATCTTCTTCTCTTTGTAGTTTCTTAATAAAATCTGGGTTTTCAGTAATTATTTTCCTTTGTTCTTCTTGGACGTGTCGAAGAAAGTTTTCTAATTCTTCTTGAGATTTGAATTCTAGTTCCATTTTATTATAAACACATTATATCTATTTTATTTTTAATTAAATATAAAATAGAATAAATTAATCAAGTAATAAAACATATTAATTTTAATGGCTTCTAAAAATACTAAAAATACTAAAAAAAAAAATACCAATAAGAAAAATATTTCACAAGCCACGATTGACAAAAATATTAGAGATTTTTCTATCAGCAAAATAAATCAATATGTTAACGATATTGATATCTCTACAGAAATAGAGAATGAAATATATAAATATTCGATAAACTATGCTGTTTGTAGAAGTATATCTCCCAAATTATGCAATCATCTTTTTATGAGAATATATAAACCGAAAGTATATTCAATTGTATCTAATTTAAATACTAATAGTGAATATATTAAGAATAAAAAATTACTCCAGAATCTGTTGTCACATGATATTTCACCAGAATGTTTAGTAAATATGAAACCATATGATTTACATCCAAGACGATGGAAAAAATACATTAAAAAACAAGAATTATTGGATAAAGAGGTTGTTGATTTATCATTACAGGCAACAACAGATCAATTCAAATGTGCTAAATGTAAATCGAAGAAATGCACATATGTTTCTGTTCAAATCCGTAGTGCTGATGAAGGAATGACATCATTTATAACATGTGTAGAATGTTCTCATTCATGGAGACAAAATTAAGTACAAAATTAAGTACAAAATTAAGTATAATATTATTTTAAATGGAATGAATCTCTTAAATATAATCCTAAAAAAACTAATGAATAATCTAATTTAATTATATTTAATATATTAAATCAAATAAGTTTATAATATATAATATTATTCATAGAATATCTAATTATATGAATAATATTAAATTAATATCTGGCACATCGCATCCAGATTTATCAAAGAAAATCTCTGATAAACTAAGAATTACTTTATGTAATTGTATAATTGAAAAATTCAGCAATTCTGAAATTAGAGTTGAAATAATGGAAAGTATACGAAATAAAGATGTTTTTATTATTCAAACAGGATCATTTAATTTAAATACGAATTGTTCTGTAAATGATTATTTAATGGAAACTTTAATTATTATTGATGCTTGTAAAAGATCAATGGCTAGAACTATTACTTTAATTATGCCATGTTATCCATATGCGAGGCAGGATAAAAAAGGAGGTCCAAGAGAACCAATTACTGCTCGTTTAATAGCAAATTTATTAGAAGGTGCTGGAATAGATAGAATTATAGTAATGGATTTACATGCTCCACAAATTCAAGGATTTTTTAATATTCCAGTTGATAATATTTATTCAGTGTCATTAGTTGCAAAATATTTCACAAAACATATATTCAAAGATTTAACTACAGAAGAAATTCAAAAAAAATATTTATTAGCATCACCTGATGCTGGAGCTATAAAAAGAACCTTAAAATTTGCTTCTTGTATGAAATTAAATACTATTTTTATGCATAAAGATAGAAGTTATAAAATAGCTAATACAATAGATAAAATGATGATTGTAGGTGATCCAAAAAAAATTAAGGGTAAAACAGTTATAATTCTTGATGATATGTGTGATACAGGCGAAACTTTATCGAAATGTTGTTCTTTACTTGTTGAGAGTGGTGCAAAAGAAGTTATTTGTTGTGTTACTCATGGTATTTTATCTGGTCCAGCAATAAAGAGAATTAATTCTTGTAAAGAAATGTCAAAAATGATTGTAAGTAATACATTACCTCAGGATAGTAATTATAAAAATATAGATAAACTAGGAATATTTGATATTTCCAATTTAATGAAGGAAGTTATAGAAAGAATTATTACAGGTGAATCTATTTCAAAATTATTTGTGTAAATCGTCACCACTCATTCCATTTTTTGTTGTTAAATATTTGGTTACTTCTACATGATTTTCGCGAACAGCATCATCATAAGGAGTACCACCCCATCTATCAATTGGGTTGATATCTTTTAGATTTCCTTGCTCAATTAAATATTTAACAACATTTAAATGTCCGTTAGAACAAGCAAGGTGAAGAGGAGTCCGGTTATCATAATCCCCATGAGAAAAATCTCCATTTGTAATACTAACTCGTTTAAGAGCACTAACATCCCCTAAACTGGAATATTTAATAATTTCTTCAGATGTAATATCATCTTTATCTTTTCTCTCTCTTGGATCTTTTTTTCCATGATCCGTATTTTTTAAATTATCGAAATTATGGAAATTAAATGTTTTTGTTAATTCAGTAAAAAATTGGACTCCACGAATACTATTTCCATATTCATCTAAACGAGGCGAATATGTACAAATTCCCATTACATTTGGAATAACTACAAAAATTCCACCAGCAACTCCTGATTTAGCTGGAAGACCAATTTTAAAAGCAAATTCTCCACTATAATCATACATACCACAACTATACATCATAGATAGACAATGTTTAACAGTTTCTGGAGAAATAACTTGTTGACCAGTTAAAGGACAAACTCCACCATTAGCTAGTGTAGCAGCAACGACAGATAAAGCATTAGTATTAATTTTCAATGAACAGCATTGAAAATAAAATTCCAATACATCTAAAAGATTTGTATTTTCAGGAAAAGCATTATTTTCATTCATAAAATATGCCAAAGCGAAATTTCTGTCAGCGGACATTCTTTCTGAAAGATAAACAGAATTACTATATCCTAATGCGAAATTCCCAGCCATTTTTTCCCACATTTCTGTTACATAATCAAATCTATCAGAAGCAGGTTTTGTATCTTGAATTAATGAGCAAGTCATAATAGCTCCTGAATTAATGAGTGGATTATGCGGTAATCCACGTGTATTTAACTTTAAAGCATTAAATTCAGAACCACTTGGTTCTCTCCCAACATGTTTATGGACATATTCTTTATCGTGTTCTTCTAAAGCTAAACAATAATTAATAGGTTTACAACATGACTGAACACAAAACTGAACATCTGTATCACCAATATTGATTCTTTGACCACTTATAGTACATACAGATAATCCAAAATGTTTTGGATTTTGTTTAGCTAATTGAGGAATATAATCAGCCATTTTTCCATCTTTATTTACCTTACATTTTTCATAAATTGTTTGTAAATCATTAGTAAATTCGTGAAAATTAGGAATTATATTATTTCCAGTAAAAGAATCTTCAATAATAGATATATTTTGTGATATACAATCAATAAAAGATTCTTTATCTAATTGACACTTGTTTTTAGATTGATATTGTTTTACTTTTTTAAGAAACTCATGAATACGAGGGTCATCTGATAAAATCCCACGTTCTTGAAGACATTTAAGAAAACTATTTCTATCAACTTTACCATCATTTTCAGATACAATTTGGTATATTTTTTCACAAACTGAGTTAAGCATTTTATTATTAGTATTCATATTTATATGATTTTATCTTTAATATAATTTAATAAGATAAAGTGGTATTCAGTTTTAAAATTTTTTTTTTTTTATTTAATTTGATATCGATTAAATAATGATTTACTTATAGTAATAAAATTTGTAATTTTATTACTATAACCAATGACTGTTACACACTTGAGAATTGCTAGAATTATCATATTTTCTATCATATTTGTAGTTATAATACTAATTATAATTTAAATTTCTTTAGTATTGATTAAATTAATTGACATTTCCATTTGATTCTTCAATCTTTTCATAATCTGTTTATCAGATTTGCATTGTTTAACAAGTAATTTAATTAAATTAGATTTTTCAACTAATTTTTTTAATTTATTAGTATTTTGAGGTGTATGATGAATAACTTTTTTTCCTAAATTAAAAACAATTACTTGTTGTTTTTCTATAAGTTTCTTCAAACCACCTAATTCGTATATTTTATTTGAAATAATTTTTAATGTTTTTTTATGTTGTTTTTCACTTTCTACTAATTTAATATTAATTTGTTCAACAATTTTTGAAATATTATTTTTTTTTGTTTTAATATTTTTAATAATCGAAAAACTATTTTGATTATTAGAAATTCTACTTACTTGTTTTATAAGTTTATTTCTTTCATTTTCTTCTTTTTGTAGCGATTTAATCAATGGTATTAAAGATGCTAAATCAATATTAGAATCTCTATAAATATAATTGTCAAGTATATAATGGTGAGGATGATTTTTTACTATTTGAAAAATAGTATCATTGTATGATGTATGTTTTTTTTTTACTTTTTTTTCAGCTCTTTTAGGATCACTTTCAATATTTATTGGATTTGTCCCAGTTATATCATTATATGCTAAAATCATAATCTATATATATTAGATTTGAAAATAATTTGATTTAAATCCAAACTGGAGTAAATCTTTCCCATCCCCAACCATCTGGGATTTTAGTTCCTAATGCTCTAACTTCCTTATTAGTATCCATCCAACCATTACTATGAGCTCTGAGATATCTGTTATGCCAACCTCTTAAAGCAATTTTACCATCACCAAGATCTTCTATATACCATCTTTCCCATCCCCAACCACTTGGGAATGAATTATAGTTTGATCTCCAACCAGATTGATTAATTTTATAATCTCCATAATGATTCTTACCAGAATGAGATCTAAGATATCTTTTATGGTGTCCATATAATGCAACACAATTTGCTCCAAATTGCGGTAATGCTTTAACTGTAAATATTTCCCATGAGCCTGCTCCACCTTGTGTTACATGAGATCCATTATTTACCATCTTAACATAATTATTTCTCCAAGTTTTAAGACGAAGTCTACGACCATTTGTAAATTGATCCATTATTTTCAAAGAAACGATACCATATTTTTTACATAATCTATCACTTTCACGTCTCATTTCGTCATCAGATAATTGTTTATTATAAAAAATTATTTCACCAATATCACTTTGGGTCCATTCACCACTATGGTATTGTCCCCAATTAATAGTCCATTGTTTTGGAGTTCTTCCATTACTTGCCGACGTTGTTACTTTAGCACCATTAAAATATTGACGGCCATTATTTGTAGCACCCATTACACCCCAACTAGTTCCAACTCTTTGATTTTGATTTCTATGTGTTTGCCATCTACCTTGATGGAATACACCTTGTCTATTTCCCCACCAGCCATGTAATACATTATTGGTAGTTCCATCAATAACACGACCATTTTGTCTTCTATTTCTACCAACAACAAACAAAGTATATTGTGGAGAAGAAATTATTGAATCAAATCTTACACCATCATAACGTTCGAACTTAATTGCTTTAAATGACTTACCATTGTAACTATGACTTTGAACAGTTGCATTACCTGTCCATTCTATAGCATTTGGTTTTACACCTACAATATTTTTCCAATTTCTGTTATTGGTATAATGTTCTGCTGAAAAGTGGGCAATTGGTTTGTTAATTGCTGGAGAAGTTCCAGCTGGTTCTATCACTGGTGCCAATGATTGAATACCATATTTAGAACATAATGCTTTAGATTCATTTACCATTTGTTCATCAGTCAATAAACCATTATAAAAAACAACTTCGGCAATATCACTTTGAGACCATTCACCACTATGGTATTGTCCCCAATTAATAGTCCATTGTTTTGGAGTTCTACCATATCTATCCCATACTGTTACTTTCTTAGCGTTGTAATAACACTTACCATCACTAATAGCTGACATAACACACCAACCATTACCAGCACCAGTATTAGTATGTGATTGCCAACTTCCCATATGGAATACACCGGTTCTACCTCCCCACCAGCCTACTAATACATTATTACTTGTACCATTAAGAACACGACCATTTTGTCTTCTATTTCTACCAACAATAAGAACAGAATATGCCTTTTTCGATAGAGATGGATGAAATCTAAGACCATCATTACGTTCAAATTTAATTGCTTTAAATGTTTTTCCTCCATTTGAATGTGAATTAACTGTTGGACTACCTTTCCATTGTTTAGCCCATTCTTGACCAGATACATTATTTTTCCAATTTTTATTGTTAGAATAACTTGAAGCTTCGAAATGACCAATTTTAACTCCACTAATAAATTTATTTCTAACATTCTTACCACCAATTTCATGAGAATGATCATAATTATATATTTTCATTCCGGTATAGCTTTGATATCTGCTGCCTCTCAAACTTTTAGCCCATGTCTGATATCCTTCCGAATCAATAAGTCGTAATTGTGATGTATGTAAGCGACTTTGGCAACAATCAGGTCTATTCCAAATTTCGATTTTTTCAATTGGATATTCTTTTTGCATATCAACCATCCACCAACCATTTTGGAAAGTATGGTTTGAATTTGGCCATCCAGTTGGTAAATGTCCATCAACTACTCTATCATTTCTACCACTCCATCCTTGGGATGAACCAGATGTTGGTTTTTTATGCGAAACAACTTTTCCTCCAGACCAAACTTTTATTTCTCGTATATGTAAATAATTCCACCATCTAGAACGAATTCTAACATATCTTGCTTTTGGTTGCGAAGGTGTTACTTTAATTGGTCTAAATCTTTCCCAAGTCCAAGCATTTGGAATTTTTTCATTTCTTTTTTTAACACCACTTTGATCCATCCATCTATTACTATGTGCTCTAACATATTTATTATGATATCCTCTTAATGCTACTTTTCCACTACCTACATCTTCAATTTCAAATCTTTCCCAAGTCCAACCTTCAGGAAGAGAACTATAATTAACTCTTCCACCAGATACGTCAATCCTATTATTACTATTAGCACGAAGATATCTTTTGGCCCCAACACTATATAAAGCAACTTGATTACCAGGTAATCGTTTAACTTGATAAACATCCCTTGGTTGAACAAGTTTATCATATTGATACATTTGACGATGTCCTCTATGTCCAACATAATAACCGTGATGACTATAAAGAGCAATCATATTACCATCTTTGAACATATCATTTATTGGAGCACTTAAATTTTGTCTCCAATCTAAATTATTCCAACCACTAAATTTATGTTTATTAAATAATGAACTTACCTCACCATTAGTTAAAGTTCCATCAAACCATATCATTTTCTTAAGCCATGTATATTCGTGATCAACTGTCGAACCTGGGATATGCATTGTATGACTTGTAGCAGATTTTGGATCATGTCTCAAATTACCCGATTTAATTTGCTTACCATTAAGATAAAACTTTAATGTTCTATTACTAACTGTAATTGTCATATGATTCCATTTATCATATCTAAATCCATGACTATCTAAACTATAAACATTTACACCATCATTCCAACTAGCAGCAGTACTATGTCTATAATGGAATTTATATTGATTTCCACAACACCAAAACCACGCAGCTGGCATTCTATTTGTATCAGCATTACCCCATCTGAAAATACTTCTCCAATGTCCAGTTGTTGGATTCGTTTTTACCCAAAACATAATAGAGTAATGATGTGGATCTGTCCAAGGAATTGTATTTCCTGCTATTTTTTTTTGAGATTTAAGATGATGTTGTCCTTCAATCAATACTGTACTAGGAATTTCTCTTGGATTATTCCATCCAGTGAATTTACTAGAATCATAAATTTCTGTTATTTGACGGGAATTAACACTACCATCAAACCACCACATATTTTGTAAATAAGTTTGTTTATGATCACCTGTCCAATCTGGAATATACATTGTGTCGCCTTTTAATTGAGATGGATTATCAGGTAAGTATCCACCTGTATGATATTTACCATTAATATAATGTTTAATTAATCGTCCATCAACGGTTGTTAGAAAATGATTCCATTTATGATATTGGAAACCTCTATTTTGTAAATTATAAGCATCTACACCATCATTTCCTCCATGAGTCCAGACATTAGTTCCACAACATCTAGCTGTTCTTTGTCTGTAATGATATTTGTTATTGTTTCTACAACACCATAACCAAGCTGCTGGAGCACGATGATGACCATGATTACCCCATCTGAAAATATTTCTCCAATGTCCTGTAGATTCATTTGTTTTAATCCAAAATGATATTGTATAATGTTCAGCTTCACTCCATGGAATTTGATTTCCTGGAATTTTTCTTTGATTTTTAAGATGATGTAATCCATTAATTAAGACTTTTTTTGTCGGAAGAGGTGCTTTTGTATTATCACCTGGTTCACAACAAGTATAATCATAACGCCATTGACCTTTACCATTTCTCATTAATTTTACTCTTTTTAATGATTTACCCATTAGACATTTTAGATTATGTCTATCTAAATATATATTTTTTCCTTGTCCTTCATCATTCCACCCAGTATTATGTTGAGTACATTCTTTAACACCTGTTGCTTTACATGTATATGCAAATCCAATTTTTTTAGATTTTCCTCCTCTTGTAAGACGCATTTTACTTATTAATCCATTTTTACATTCTAGATTATGACGATCAAAATATATAGTATTTCCACCACCATCATCATTTAATGGAGTATGTCTATTTATACTTTCCGCAGAATTTGGATTAGGACAACAAGTATAATCGTATCTAATTTTATTACCACTTCGTTTTAATTGTAATGAACTTATTAAACTATTTCCACAATTTACATCATGACGATCTAAGTAAACTGAATTTCCATTTCCATCATAATTAAATGCAGTATTTTTACTATAACAATCAACAAATTTTCTAATACCATACTTTGATCTCAATTTAGTACTTACTGTTTGAATATCCGATTCTGATAAATGTCTATCATAAAATAACATTTCTGCTATATCACCTTTAGTCCATTCACCACCGTGGAATTGACCAAAATTAATTGTCCATTGTGCTGGTGTTTTCCCTTTATGATTATTTTTACCCACACGAGTACCATCCATATAAGCAAGACCATTATTTGTTGCTGCCATAATATGCCAAGATGAACCACCTTTTGTATCTTTACTACTAATCCAACCTCCTTGATGATATACACCAGTTCGATTACCCCACCATCCATGTAATACATTATTATTTGTTCCATCAATTACACGACCATTTCCTCTACGATTTTTACCAACAACAAATAATGTATAATTTGGTTTAGATAAACTTGTTGGAAATCTTATACCATCACCTTTTTCATATCTAATAGCTTTAAAAACTTTGCCATTATTATTATGACGTCCAATTGTTAGATTTCCTCTGCCGTGTGTAGAATGAATATTTCCATAAGATGATTCCCATTTTTTACTACCCATAAAAAAATCATCAGCAACAAAACGACCTATTAATCCATTTTTTACTACTGGAACAGAACGTTGAGAATTTGGTCTCTTATAAGTTGAAGAAATATTCTTTAATTTGACTATTCTAAATTGTTGTTTAGAGTATTTATTTTCTTTGAATACTGAAACTCTAGTATCTAATGTTTTACTAACATCTACACTCAAATATGTATTGTGATGACTTTTAAGACTAATTCTACCATCATCCAAGATAGTATATGTAAATTGTTCCCATTTCCAACCAGTAGGGTAATGATACCATGGACCATTATGTTCATTTAAATCAACTTTACCATTAGAATGAACACGTAAATACTTTTTTTGTATTTGATTATATAAAGCAATTTTATTAGATCCTAAATTAATAACCCACCATTCTGCTGATGATGAAATGGTATTAGTAGATGTCCCAGAACTACCTCTACTTCGTAAGTATCCAGTATTATTGTTATTACCTTTTAATAATATGACTGAACCAGTTGCTAAATACCCGTTAATTTCTGAAACCAACAATTTACGTTTTTCTTCTGCTACTTTTTTTAATCTTGCCTCTTCTTCTGCTTTTTTTCTTGCTGCTTCTGCTTTTTCTGCCGCTATCTTTTTTTGTCTTTCTTCTTCTGCTTTTTTTGCTGCAACAATTTGTTTTTGTCTTTCTTCTTCAGCAGCTTTGGCTTCAGCAATTTTTCTTTGTTTTTCTGCTTCTGCTTTTTTTGCTGCTTCTTCTGCTGCTGCTTTTTTTGCTTCTTCTGCTTTTCTTGCTGCTTCTTCTGCTGCAGCTTTTTTTGCTTCTTCCGCTTTTCTTGCTGCTTCTTCTGCTGCTTTTCTTATTGCTTCTTCTCTTGCTGCTTTTTCTGCTGCAAGTTTTGCCTCTTCTGCCGCCTTTCTAGATGCTTCATCTGCTTTCTTTTTAGCTAATTCTTCTGCTTTCTTTTGTAATTCTTCCGCTATTCTTTTTGCTTCTTCAGCAGCCTTTCGTGCTGCTTCTTTTTCTGCTTCCTTCTTTTTTGCTAATTCATCTGCTGCTTTTTTTGCTTCATCTGCTGCTTTTTTTGCTGCTGCTGCTTTTCTTGATTCTTCGATTCTCTTAGCTGCTTCTGCTTCTGCGATTTTTCTCGCTTCTTCTGCCTTCTTTGCTACCTCTGCTGCTTTTTTTCTTTCTTCTTCAGCTTTTTTAGCTTCTTCTGCTGCTTTTATTTTTGCTGCTTCTGCCTCTTTTTGCTCTCGTTCCAATTTGGCTTTTTCAAGGGCTTGCTCCTTTGCTAATCTTACCAATCGTTTTGATTCAAGTTGTTTTTTTAATTCTTCAGCTGCTTTTTTTTTCAATTCCTGTCGTTTTTTAATCTCGTTTTCTCTTCTTATGCGTAATTTTTCATCGTATTTACGCTGTCTTTCTTCCCGTTTTTTTTGTAATAATGCTAAACGTTCATCTTCAGCTGTTTTCTTTTTCTTGTCTAATTCAATTGCTTGAATTTTTGCTCTTTTGTCTTGTGCTTCTTTTTCTGCATCGATTCTTAATCTATCTTCTTCTGACATTTTTGGTTTTGGGATTTTTCCTGCTTTTTTGGCAGCATCTTCTCTTTTTTTGTTAGCAATTTCTCCCAAAATTTTTACTTTTTCTTTTCTAATTTCTTTCAATTGTTGTTTCGTATTTAATAATATTGTTTTTAATTTTTGAAGATAAATTTTACTAAAAAATTTATTTTCTGGTTTAGAATTTTCAAAACCTTCTTCCTTTTTTGGATTAAATTTACTCATAAATTTAGCTCCGCCACACCAACGTTCCAAATCACCTGCTCGTTTAACACATTTATCTTCACTTTCACCTGCTTGTTTGTTTTTTTCACCCCATTTATCGCGGTACCATTTTCCTTTATGTCTAATAAAACCTCTTCGTTTTGTACAAATATCATCTGTAAATACATGACATCCTTCTGTAGTTGGTGCTTTTGGTACAGACTTTTCAACATTAAGTGATTTTTGTGGATTAAATTTATGAGTAAATTTAGCTCCACCACACCAACTCTCATGATCACGTGATCGTGCTACACACAATTCTTCATTTAATCCAGCTCCTCTATATTTTTCCCCCCATTTATCACGTTTCCATTTTCCTTTATGTTTATTATAACCTGTTTTTTTTGTACAAGTATCATTTGTAATTACATAACATCCAGGTGTAGTTGGTGCTTCTGGTAAATTTTTTCTTGCGTCATTTGCTTGTTGTGCTTTTATGGCTGCTACCTTTTTAAGTCTTTCATCCTCTTTTTTTTTAGCCTCTGCTTGTTCTTTTTCTTGTTTTTCTTTTTCAATTTTTGCTTTTATAGCAGCAACTTTAGCCTGTCTTGCTTTTTCTTCCTTTTCTTTTTTTGCTCTTTCTTTATCTAATTTTTCTTTTATTGCTTCTACTTTTTTCTTTCTTGCTTGTTCTTTCATTATTTTAGATATTATTTTTTCAACCTTAGTTATCTTTTTAATAACAGATTCTTCTTTACGGGAAACTCTTTTTAAAACAATATCTAATTCACTTGGACATGATTTATCTGCTTTTGGACACGATTCAACAGCACTTTCTACTGCTTGTTCAACTGGAACTTTACGAACTTTTTTAATAATTGCCTTAATTGCTTGTGGATTACCAACAACATTTTCAACTGTTGCCTCAACTGCTGACTCAACTCTTTTAGATTCGGTAGCATTTCTATCTTCAGATTTCATTGCACTTTCAACTTCATGTTTTTGTAATGCTTTTTTAGCAACTTGGGTTACTTTTCTTTGTCTGGCACAAGAACCTTTTAATTTTTTAAAATGAGATAACTCTTTCATATATAATTTTCTATATTTATTGAACAATACTTGATATCTTTTCATTGCCCCTTTATATTTTTTGACTTCCATTGCTGCTGCTTCACTTTTTTCTTTTTGTGCTTCACCACCAACTCTTACATTAATAACTGGAGGTTTTGATTGAGATTGGGTGATTCTTTTTTCTAAATTTTGAATCATATTTTTATGAGATAAAAGAATATTCTTTAATTCAGTTAATTCAGATTTTTGATCATTAACAATTGGAGCAACTTTTTTTTGTTGCTTAATTGATTCTTGAACTTTTTGTTCTAAATTTTTAGCAATTGAATCAACATTAGACGATTGATTAATGTTTGCCGCATCAGAAATTGAAGACAAAACACGACGTCTTTCTTGAGATTCTTTTCTCAATTTTGTTAATAATTTTATAATATCTTCTGTATTCGAAACGATATTATTTTCATTTTTAACTATATTTGCTTGTCTTTGTTGATTATTAACATTATGTACGTGTTTATGTATTACATTGATTGTTCTACTAGTTGGTTCTTCTTTAATCACTTTCTCTTTAAGCTCTTTGGATTGTTTAATTACTTTAGACTCTTGTGGTTGAGAAAGAACTGCTTTTCTTGGATTATATAAATCACCATACTTTTGTTCATAATTTTTTTTGTTCTGCTTAACCATTTAGTATATTATATTATATGAAAATATAATTATTTGATATATTTCGATATAATATAATTTTAAAAACAAATATTACTTGTAGCTATTTAAATCCATGTAGGGGTGAATTATACTATAATATTGATACTGTTATTTATTGTTTTTGTAATTTCTTAATCATTGCATATAATGGCTGTGTTTTCTTCTTATAAGCCCACCTTAGTCTTTTCATCACTGCTCGATTCCTACGAAATCTTCTCATAAGTTTCCTAGTACGCGATTTGATTTTCTTTATCATCTTGTACAATTTCTTTATTTTTTTTACTGCTGCTGGTGATGGTTTACGTGATGGTTTACGTGATGGTTTACGTGATGGTTTACGTGATGGAGTTACAAATACTGGAGTGAATCTTTCCCATGCCCAGTTTTTAGGCATTGGTTTTCCTCTTGGAATTACTTGTCCATTCATATCCATCCAACCATTTTTGTTAGCACGAAGATAAGTGTTATGGTATGATCTTAAAGCAATTTTACCACCACCTACATCTTCGACCCAAAATCTTTCCCATGCCCAACCATTTGGGTATGAATTATAATTAGGTCTTGCTCCTGATTGGTCAATTGTTTTTTTATTACTATGTGCTCTAAGATATCTTTTAAAGTGTCCGAATAAAGCAATTACATTATTACCAAATTGTGGTAATACTTTTACTGTAAACATTTCTTCTGTTCCTGCTCCTCCTTGATGAACATGTCCATTACTTCTCATACGAACATAATTATTTCTCCAAGTTTTAAGTCGTAATTTTGCTCCATTTTTAAAATTTTTCATTACTTTTGGAGGTTTTTGAGATGGAATTCCATATTTAGCACATAATCTATCACTTTCTTTTACAATTTCGGCATCAGATAATTGTTTATTATAAAAAATCATTTCAGCAACATCACTTTGAGTCCATTCGCCTCCTTTGGTTTGTCCCCAATTAATAGTCCATTGAGCAGGTGTTCTACTGGTTCTATGTATTTTAGATGCGACTTGTCTTCCATCAAAGAATGAATGACCTACATTTGTTGAAGCCATAACATGCCAATTTTTATGTCCTCCTTGATCTTTATGTGTTGACCAACTTCCATAATGATATACACCGGTTCTACCTCCCCACCATCCGTGTAATACATTACCGCTTGTACCATCAATTACACGTCCAGTTCCTCTACGATTTCTTCCTACGGCAATAAGTGTCCAATTTTTAGTAGAAATGGATGAATGAAATTTTACACCATCTGCTCTTTCAAATTTAATTGCTTTAAATGTTTTACTACCATTTTTATGTGTTTGTAATGTTGGATTACCAACCCATTGTGTTGCATTTGGAATAACACCTACAATATTTTTCCAATTTTTATTATTTTGATAATTTTCTGCTGAAAAATGAGCAATTGGTTTATTAATTGCTGGAGATTTTCCGGCTGGTTCAATAAGCGGAGTTAATGATGGAATACCATATTTAGTTGTCAATCTTTTACTTTCTGCTAAAAATTCAGCATCTGTTAAATGTTTTTCATAGAAAATTATTTCAGCAATATCACTTTGAGTCCATTCATTACGATGGAATTGTCCCCAATTAATAGACCATTGTTGTGGAGTTCGTCCTCTTCGCATCCATCTAGTTACTTTTTTACCATTATAGAATGCAAGACCATTATTAGCAGCAGCCATTACAGACCAATTAGAACCACCATTTTGATTGGTATGAGTAGACCAGGTTCCATAATGATATACACCGGTTCTATTTCCCCACCATCCATGTAATGTATTATGAGATGTTCCATCAATAACACGACCATTATTTCTTCTATTTCTACCAACAGCAATAATTGAATAATTTGGTTTAGAAATATATTCATCAAATCTTAAACCATCATTACGTTCAAATTTGATTGCTTTAAAAATTTTGTTTCTATTTTTATGTTTTTGTACTGTTGGATTACCTCTCCATTCTGTTACATTTGGTTTTACACCTACAATATTTTTCCAATTTCTGTTATTGGTATAATTTTCTGCTGTGAAATGGGCAATTGGTTTATTAACAGCTGGAGATTTTCCTGCTTTTTCAATAACTGGTGTTAATGATGTAATACCATATTTTTTAGCCAATCTATTACTTTCTTTTACCATTTCAGCATCGGATAAATGTTTGTCATAAAATATCATTTCAGCAACATCACTTTCTGTCCATTCATTTTTATTATATTCACCCCAATTAATAGTCCATTGTTCTGGAGTTCTTCCTTTTCTATTATTATTACTTGTAAGTCTTCCATTAAAATATGATCTTCCATTATTGGTTGCTGCCATTACACCCCAATTACTATTTGAACCTCTATTTCTATGTGTTAGCCATCTACCTTGATGGAAAACGCCGGTTCTATTTCCCCACCATCCGTGTAATACATTACCAGTTGTTCCATCAATAACTCTACCATTATTTCTTCTATTTCTTCCTACTGCGAATAATGTATAATTTGGAGTGGAAATTGCTTCATCAAATCTAACACCATCATTTCGTCCAAATTTAATTGCTTTAAATTTCATTTTACCATTAGTATGTTGTTCAACTTTAGTTGTTCCTTTCCAATGAGTAGCATTTGGTTTTACACCTACAATATTTCTCCAATTTTTATTGTTTTCATAATTTTCTGCTGTAAAATGAGCAATTGGTTTATTAACTGCTGGTGATTTTCCAATAGTATCAATAACTGGTGTTAATGATTCTATACCATATTTTCTTGCTAAAATATTACTCAAATTTGTAAGTTGGGAATGACTTAAATGTCTATCAAACATTTGAACTTCAGCAATATCACTTTGAGTCCATTCATTTTTATTATATTCACCCCAATTAATAGTCCACTGTGCTGGCGATGTTCCTTTTTTTATTACTTTAGTTACATTTTTTCCATCATAATATGCTTTACCATCATTTGTGGCAACCATAACATGCCAATTACTATCAGAACCACGATTTTTATGTGTTAGCCATGCTCCTTGATGAAATACACCGGTTCTATTGTTCCACCATCCGTGTAATACATTACCAGTTGTACCATCAATAACACGACCATGTCCTCTACGATTTCTACCAACAACAGCAAATGTATATTTTGAAGTAGAAAGAGTTGGATGAAATCTTAAACCATCATCTTTTTCAAATTTAATTGCTTTGAAGGTAAGATTTCCATTTTTGTGTGTTTGTACTGTTGGATTACCTTTCCATTGAGTTGCGTTTTGATTACCTGCAATATTTTTCCACATTTTGTTATTTGTATAATTTTCAGCAATGAATTTTCCAGTTGGATCCCCAATTTGCTTTTCCTTTAAGAAAACAATTGTAAATTGATCACGTGGTTTTCTTTGTTGCCAGAAATTGCCTTTACTTTCGGTTTGAGTAAATTTTTTACCACCCTCTTTTGCTCGTAAATATGTACTATGTGCTGTTTTAAATACATAAGTTTTGTTATCTTGTTTTTCAACAAAGAATCTTACCCATGACCAATCATCTGGGATTTTTCTATCTGCAGGAACTGGTCCAGATTGACCTATGATTTCTTTATTTTCGTGAGCTCGTAAATATCTACCAGTTTTACCTAATAAACCAATACAATTATATCCATATTTAGGTAATAATTGAACATAAAATACCCCATTTTCATTAATTTGCTCTTGTGAAACATTTCCGGAATCGGAATTCATTGTAAGATAATTACCTTTATTAGTTTTTATTCTAATTATGGAATCTTTAAACAATGTCATATCAACTTTTTGGTCTTCTCTTCCATCAATTAATGGAGTGAACAACTTCTGTGTCATTGATTCGGTTATAGTTCTTCCTTTTTTGAAAAATACACTTTGGACAACATCTCTAGCAACTGGAGATTGTTTAGGAGCACACCATTCCCATCTTTTATTTTTATCAGTAGTATAACACCAAATCGTTTTTTCACTATCTGGATTTCTACAATAATTATGATCACCAACACCCATATTTTTCTTCTTTTCAGGTGTATTAACATGTGTATGTGGTGATTGAGAACTCCAATTCATACAAGTTTTTCCGGATATTGATTTATTTTGTTTTCCTCTATAATCAATACCTTTTGGTCCAGTTAATTTTTCATCACTTGGAATATTTTTGTCGGCAGCTCCTTTTTTCATACGAATATATGTGTGAAAATTTGTTCTCAATGCTATTTTATTAGTTCCAAATTGTTCAACTAAAAATACTAAATCCATACTATTAGGAAAAGCATTATAATCATCAAATTTACTTTCTGATTGTATAATATTCTTTCTATTATTTCCAGCTCTAAGATATTTAGAAGTTTTTTTGTTAAATAAAGCAATAGCATTTGGAGCAATATTTTTTAAACGTTTAATAATAAATACGGTATTATCACCTTTATTATCTTTATTAACATTAATACCATTTTCGTTCATTGAAATATAATCATTTGAAGAAATTCCTTTTAAATGAATTCTAACACCATTTAAAAACATCTCCATAATATCTGATTTCTTGACACCTTCTGTTAATGCTTCTGGTAAGACAGATACTTTTGATGCTTCAACCGCTGCTCTTCTAGACTCTGATTCAACTGATGCAAATTTAGATTCTGCTTCAACTGCCACTCCTCTAGATTCAATTAATGCATATTTAGATTCAACTGCTGCTGATTCAACTGCTGCTGATTCAACTGCTGCTGATTCAACTGCTGTCTTAAGACTTACAACTGTAAATTGTTGTGATGCACTTCTTTCGCCACCAATATTTGTAAGTTTTTGAACAATACGAGATCCACTTGCTACTTGTATATATGTTTTATGAATTGTTCGGAAAGCATATGTACCATTTGATTGTCCTTCTACAAATAGACGGACCCAAGTCCAATTGTCTGGAACTTTACCATTAGCACGAGATAAACCAGATTGGTCAACATCAGATTTATTTGTACGAGCACGAATATATCTATTTGTTCTACCTAATAAAGCAATACAATTTTTTCCAAATTTAGGTAATCTAGTTGCTTTAAATGTTGAATATGGAGTTGCATTTTTAGTTTGAAGAACATAAGCACCATCTTTAGCAATATCTACAAAATTATTACTTGCTGATTTTAATTGAATAAATTTATTATCAAATATTCCCATATCAAGACTGATATCAGCTTTTACTCTAGAAATAAAGATTGGTGTAAATCTTTCTCTATCCGAACCATCTGGAAGTGGTAATCCTTTTACAATATTTTTTCCTTGACGAATTGTACTTTGTTCTGCTCGAATATAAGTATCATTATATGTTCTTAAAGCTATTTTCCCTTTTCCAACATTTTCTAATGTAAATCTTGCGTATGAGCTCTTTGGAGCAATTTTACTACTATCAACTTTATCTGTTTGATCAACTGTTCTTCTGTCATTACGAGCTTTAAGGTATCTAGAAGTTTTACCAAACAAAGCAATTGTATTTGGTCCAAATTTTGGTAATAATTTAACAACGAAAAAAGAATTTGAATCTGCTTTTCCATTATCAACATTTTTACCATCAGGGTTCATTGAGATATAATTTCCAAATTTAGATTTAAGACGAATAATAGAACCTTCTTTAAATAAATCAATAGGATTTTGATCTTCAGTTGCCATTCGTACAACAGCTTCAGTTCTAACTTTTGCTGCTTCAACTTCTTTTCTTGCTTCTGGTTTTGATTCAACTTTACCAGCTTCTACTGCTACTTTTACAGCTTCTACTGCTACTTTTTGTGATTCAACAATTGCTTTTTTAGATTCAACAAGAATTTTTTTAGATTCAACTGGTACTTTAGATTCTGGTTTTGCGGCTGTTTGAAGTTTATTCAAATTATTATTAATAGTTTGTAAATTTTTTTGAGATTGTTCAATTTTTTTGATATTGGATTCAATACTTTGTTTACTTTGGACAACTTTTTTTTGTCCTACTACAATATTTTTGGCAATACCATTATTCTTATTATCTAATGCTGCTAATTTTGCTCGTAATGCTGATGTATCACCTCCTTGTTTTTCTAATTCTGCTATTACAGCTCTAAGTTTTGCTGCTTCTTGTTGATTTTCAGTTAATTTTTGTTTATTATCAACAATTGTTTGTTTGGTATTAGTTAATTTACTTGTTTCTGCTTGAATTTGTTTTGTTTGATTTACCAAATTTTTTTCATTTTGTTGTTTTACAGATGCTATTTGATTTATAGTATCTTTTTGTTTTGTATTAGAACTTTTTAATGCTAATTCAGTTTGAGCATTAGTCAAAAGAATTTTTTGGTTATCGCACACAGATTTTAATTTGGTATATTGGTCAGATTTGTATTTAAGAAGAGATCTTTCTTTGAAATACATTTGTTTAAATTTAATAAGTTCATTCTTTTGAGCATCAGTTAATGAACCAATTTGTTTTTGTAAACTATCAATTGTACTACTATGTTGTTTAACACTATTTTGTAAATTTACTAAATCATTAACTTTGTCAGTCAATTCAGACAAAGTTTGTTTATTAATTGATTCACCTGCTCTAATTTTTTCATCTAAACTAGATTTTACACTCTCAGTTTTTAAAGATTGTTTTTTTACTAATGGAATATTTTTTTGGATTGCACCTTCATTTGAAATTTGACGAATACGAGTTAACATTCCTTTTTTCTTTTTGAATTCTGTTTTTAAACTTTTAATATCTGAAATGATATCATTATTTGATTGATTGATTTTTGAAACTAAATTTTTTTGTTTTTGTCCTTCAGTATTTAAATAATGAACATGTTTATGTACTATATTATATGTTTGTCCCGTAGATTTAGAAACTTTATTAACTTTTTTAATTTTAGGAGGTTGTTTACATTGTGGCTTTTGTTGTATCGAAATATTTTCTTTTATTAAATCATTTCGTGATGCTAAAGACGGATGAAGTCCAGCATTAGAATCACTATTAGCAGCGGCAAAGTCCCATCCAAAATTATTTATCATTTTGTATATATATAATAGATGTATAAAATAAATAAATAGATTAATTTAACTAAAAATCTATTTATTAATTTTAAAAAGTATATAAAAACAATTATATCTTAAAATAGAATAATAAAATAATATAATAAAATAATATGTTAATTCGGAATCAAATCGGAACTCTAAAAAGAGAAGATATATATAGCACTAATATAGAAGAAAATATTGAAAACATTCATGATATCTTTCAAAAAATTTATAATATCAATACAGAAGAAGAAAATAAAAAAAAAAAATATAGATACTTTTTTTCTAAAAAAGAAGATACTTCTAACATAGATTCAAAATATAAAATACCTATATATTTATCACAATACAAATATAAAAAACTATATGTTGACAAAAAAAAAAAATATAGAGATTTAGCAACTGGAAGAAAAATAATAGATAATTTTACAGAAGAAGAAATAAATAATTTAGATAGTATTCTCGAACATGCAAATATTAAAATTTATCAAACTTCTTGGACAAAATTAGCAAAATCTTTAAAATTAAATAGAATTCATAACTTTGTTAAAAACTTATCAAAACAATATAATTTGGAAGAAGAATACACTTCAAAACTAGAAGGAGAATTATTTAATGCAATTAAAACAAAAAAACTAACAAAATCAAATCAAATTGATTATGATATAGAGAATGGAAAAATAAATAATATTTATAGCTTACAACACAATTCTGAAGACAATACATTCTTATTAAATAATTAACTGTGTATTAAAAATACAAATAATATCTATATTAGTTATAATCAGATGTATAATACTACAGATATAGAGTTTAAATGTGCTGCTTTAGTATATCATAAAAATATTTTCGATATATATCAAAAAAAATGGATTTCTAAATGTATCGATTCAGTTTTACATCAAAGTTTTACACAATTTGATATACTAGAATTAAATTATGATGGAACTGATTTTTCAGTATTTCCACCAGATATTAATTATAAAAAAGTTTTTTGGAATAAATCATTTAATAGCCATTATGAAGCACGAGGCTTTCTTTTGCATAAAGCATTTCATGAAATGAAATATGATATTATATTTAATGTACAACTTGATAAATTTTATCATTTAGATAGATTTAAATATCAAGTTGAAGAAATAAAAAGAGGATATGATATAATTAGTTCTGTAAATCACTTGTCCAAAAAAAATAAAAAAGAACCACAAAATTTGTTAAATATTACAGAATATTTAGAAGATAAATTTTATTGTGAACAATGTAAATGCTCATATCCACCAGTATTTAAACAAATTCATCAATTATCTCACAATATCGAAAATACCCCGAAAGGAGATGATTTATTTCTTGAACTATTACGGCATTGTTTCGTAAATATTGAATCTTTACGAATAAATTTTAACCAATTTGATAAATTTGAAAAAATGGATGACTATAGAGATTATATTACTAACACATTATTACAATCACTCGCAGCAAAAAATAATTTAGATATATCAACATTAAAAAAATTATGTCATTACATATTGTTATTTATTTTAATGATTGAAAATAACAATGAAATAACAGAACAACTTAATATAAGATGGTTTTTTGATAAAAATATTAATCTTATAGAAAATGCTTGCGTATGCTTAAATCGTAATGTATGGAATCATATGTTTGAAAATAGTAGTAATATAACTAAAGATATTCAACTTTGGAAAATCTTGTCTAAAACACAACTTAAATTTAAAATTATTAATAAAGTTTTATTTAAATACCCAGAAGATACTGAAACTGAAAATGTTAAAAATATAAATTTATGTCATCAAATAAATGAATTTTTTCCAAAACAAACATTTAAAAAGAATCGTTTACAAAAAGAATTAGACAGAGAAGAAAGAAAGAGAAGAAGAGAAGCAAGAAAAATAAATGATATTCAAAAAAGAGTACAAGACAAAGAACAACACCAAAAATATTTAGAACAATTAAGATCTAAGACTAAACTAAATGAATATAAAACAATGAAAGAAAAACAACAATCTATATTAAAACAACAAAATAATGAAATACAAACAGATTCTACAAATAGACGAATGAATAGATTTCATCAAAAACAATTGCGAAAAAACCATTTAAACAAACAATATAGAGAAATTAATCTAGACTAATCAAAATTTTTATATCTATATTGCGATATTATACGATTATAGAATTTAGTAATAATTTTATAAAAATTTATTACTAAATTATAATGAACTTTATTTTTTAAATTTTTAAACTTTTAAATTTAAGGTATCTGCAAAATCATCTAATCCTTGAATTTCTTCTGAATTACTATAATGTTCAAATGGCATTGATATTTTCTCTTTGGGAATAATTCCGGTTAACAAAAGAATCGCAAGTACAATAACTGTAATAATAATACATGTTAAAATTCTTTTTGGAATATCTATTTTATTTAAAAAACTAAACATACTTTGCTTTATATATATAATAAAGAAATAATATATTTGTATTTAAAATTTTTAAGTAGTGGCTATTTGATATGCACATGCGATCTTTCCTGCGATTGAGTCATCACTAGGATCGCATTTTTTTTCTTCTTCGTAATGTTCAAATGGAAGAGCAGCTTCATTGAAGAAGTCAGTTCCCATATAAAGAATTATAAGTACAATTGCGACAACTGCTAAACAAGTAAGTGTTGTTTTTGGGATTTTAATTTTTTTTAAAAACGAAAACATTTTTTTTATATTTATAATAAAGATAAAAAAAAATATTTAAAAATAGTTAATTTATTTAAAAAAGATCTATCAATTTTTTCATTTTATCACCAAGGGTTTTTGGTGCTTCTTCTGTTTCTGGAGCATCTTCATAAGATTCCCAGATAGGTTTTGTTCTGTATTTAGTTAATCCAGATATATAAAGAATAGCGAGAACAACTGCGAGAATTGATAAACAAGTGATAAATTTTTTGTTAAATGGAAGTTTGATTGATTTTAAAAAGCCAAACATTGAGTTATTATATACTATAATAAAGAAAAATATTTTTTAAAAAATACCTTTAATTAATGCTCCGATAGCATTTGTAATTTTAGCACCAGCTTCTGGTTGGCTTTCTGGTTGACTTTCTGGTTGACTTTCTGGTTCGCTTTCTGGATATTGATCTTCTGGTTCTTCATATGCTTCAAATGGAAGTTTTTCTATAACGATAAATCCTGAAAGGGAAAGAATTATTAATACGATTACAATTATACTTAAACAATTAATTATTTTTTTGTTAAATGGAAGTTTGATTGATTTTAAAAACGAAAACATTTTGATTTATATAAGATATACTATATATAAAAAAAAGTTAATTTAATCTCTATAAATTATGTATTATATCTTATATAGATTAAATGGATTTCATAAATATTGAAAATTTTAGTGATTCTACAAAAGTTATTTTAACATCTATTATAACAGAATTTTTAACGAATCATCAAAATAATATAGAATTTGAAGAACAAATACAACTAGAATCTAAAACCCATTTAAAAACACAATTATACATAATATTTGATAATAGTAATCTTTTTAATGAAAGTGTCGAATTAATTAATATAAATAATTCAAAAAGAAAAACATACATACAATTAATTCGAAAATTCTTTGTAGAAAATAAACAAGAAAAAAAGAAAAAGGGAATTAATCTTATTTTACGTGACCCGATTTTAAAAAAAAAATTTTCACAATTTATCTCTTCAGTAGAAATCACATCGAGATATTACAATATACTTTACGATGATATTCGGTATAATGAAAAAAATTTACGATTTATTAAAACTGAATTTCCAAAAACAATACAAGAAATATTTTCTAAAATACTTATTAAATTATCTAATTACAATAAAATTTATGAATCTTATAATATTAAAAATATAAAAAACAGTTTATCAACTATAAAAATATTCTATGAACTTGATAATCAAGATAAGAAGATGTATATCAATAATCGAATTGGTGAAATCGATGATGAAATTTCAAAAACATTGACAAATTTATCCACTGAAATAAATAATATTGACAATGATTTTGACATAACATTTTTAAAACCAAATGACATCAGTATATTATCAAATGAAACTACCAATGCGGACCAAATATGGAGAGATTTGACTAAAAGTGATCCTAGTGTCAAATATGATATAAATCCAGATATTCATTTCCAACAATTTGTTAAATTATTCGACTTTTTGAGAAAACAAACAGAAATATTTCAACTAAATACTAAACATATAAACATTTTAATTCATAACACAGAGGAATATATAAAATTTTTGAATGAAGAAAAAGATATATTATCAAATATTCAATACTATTCTTACAATAAAAAACAAGATGAAGTAAAAAATTTATTAAATTTTTTAAATTATTTAAAAAAAATACCAGAAAGTGACAAAAATTTATTAAGCAAAATAATTTCAATTAATAGTTTGCCAATAAAGAGATTATTTGATAGAATAAATTTAAATTATAATACAGGTATAATAAAATGTCAAAAAGATTGTAAACAACTAACCAATTCCAATATTAATAATATTAAATATTATGATGAGAATACAAAAAAAACACATATTTCATATAATGTATTATTAATTTATCTAAATAAGTGTAGAAATATTCTAGCATATAAAAAACAAAGACATTTATCTAATAATTTACTACCAATTGGAATTAACTTGAATAATAATTATAAAATTGAACATAAAACTTATGCATATATATGCAATAACATTCTTGAATATTACGTAACAAAAAATATAACAGATATAGAGAATGATTTTGGAAATACATATATCGTCCAAATGACGTATTACAAAGAATTTGCCAACATTAGAAACATTTTAAAAAATTATTCAGAATATTACCAGAATTTTGAGAAGACATTATCTTCAAAAGATTTCACAAATTTTATTAAAAAATTAATAAAATTTCAATTAAATTACACAAATAAACATATTTTAGATACAAAAAGTGAAGTAATCAATATTATTAGTAATATAGAAGATGATAAAACGTTTATGAACCAATCATCTTTAATCAATAAATTAGAAAAAAAAGAATTAAGACTATATTACGATGAGTATTTGAAAAATTGTAAATCAACTCATTACCAAAAATTACAGGAAAAATATATTAACAAAAATACTAATATAACTACTTTTATAAAAACAATTGATAATAAATTAGTAAAAAAATTATTGTTAGATGAAAATAAGAAAAATTCGCAAAATATTGAATGGAATATAATGATGAGTAAAAATCGTAATATTTTTATAGCATATTTTTCAAATTTATTTGAAAATGTTTTACATTATTTTGGCAATGAAGATCAAAAAAATATATATTCTTTTGAAATTTTTAATTCAAATAATATAAATCATACTATATCATTGACTGATTCTGAATATATCACCCGTTATGAACAAAATTTTGATAAATGGATTACATCCGTCAAATATCTTTTACCAATTAAAAATTATATTGAACGATATATCCAACTCTTTGATAAATATTTGACATATAATTTATTCAAGGTAATTAATAATCGAATAATTTTATTAGACACATCTGATGAAATAAAATTTTATAACAATTTACAAACATCAAATGATAAAGAAAATTTTACTCATTTAGTTTTAGAAAAACAAACCATAATAGAAACACTTTTAACAATTCATTCAAATTCAAAATTATTTGTTATGCAACAACATTTTTATGATACATTATTTAATATTTCGTTTACAAATGAAACTCTTACTAAACCAATTGAAGATTATATTAATAAAATTAAAAAACAAATAGATTATACTACAGACCATGTATCATCATTAGAAATTCTTTCAGAATATATGCAAGATACAGAAAAAGATAAAATAACAAGACAAATAAAATATAAAACAGAATATATTAATAACTTACAAAAGTTGATAACAAAAATAAAAATTTTAGATGGAAAATATAAAACAATTGATTATGATATTGAAGATTTAGATTACAATAATGATGAACAAAATATAGATGATAATGAGCAAGATGGTAATGAAGATGAGGATGAAGATGAAGATAATGATGGTGTAGGAGATGGAGAATATGGTGAAACTAATGAACCAGACGAATATGATGATAGTTTAATTACAAATAGTAATTATGCTGAAATGGATGATTTTGAACAACAATCACAAATAAATTTCGAAGATATAATAAATTTACAACAATATTTAAAATTTAATAATATTAAACGATGGATAAATACTGTATATACGTATTTGAATATGGATGAAAATAAATATATATCTACACAAGTAATTACTATTAGTGAAAATAATGAATATAAAAAAACAATGAATAAAAATATCCATAATTCTTTTGCAAAGTACTTAAAACATCCATTTTTGTCAACAGCATCATATGGTAAAGTCTTACAATTAAGATATGATAAAGAATTAATGAAATTATATCGTCAATTTTTTACCCAAATTGAATTTGATGTTCTTAAAATTATTTCTATTTTGTATATTATTGTTTATGATTTAGAACAAATTTCACAGAAAAAGAATATCACTAATTCTAAAACTTTATTAAATTTTATCAATATTAGTAATCTTGATGTTGAGGAAGATGTAGTAAGTAATTTTGTAAAAATTATAGATGGAAGGTGGAAAGGATATGTAGGAACAATTACTACAAAATATGACGATAAAAAATTCGTTGAAAGAAAAAAAAATATTATATCTAATCTTAATTCTACATATGGATTGTATAAAAGAATGAAAAAAAATTTAAAAAAAGAAAAAATAGATTTAAAGAAAAAATCCTCAACTAAAACACATATTTTAGAAACAAAAAAAATAATACATCATAATGAAATTATTACGGGAAAAAGGGAGGAGTTTTTAAATAATATTGACAAAAAAATTGACAATATTAAAAAAATAATAAAAAAAAATATTGATGAATTAAAAAATCAAAAAATTTATATAACATTAGATCGTTATGGAATAAAAGATACAAAATATCTTCCACATATCAAACCTATCAGTATATTAAAAAAAAATATTAAATTTTCAAATATAAACACTAAACAAACTTCTAATTCTCTTACTAATAAATTTGAAGAAATTAAAGAAAATTTTACTAATAAAAAAACATTATTTGATTTAACAAAATCTTTATTTTATGTTCTTGAAATTTTCCAACCCTTTACTGAAAATAAAGTTGAATTTGATGAAATTTTTGAAAAAAATTATTTAATTTATATATATAATTTTGCTTTTAACATTTTTGAAAAAAATAGAGTTTTACATAAACGGAAATTATTATCTGAACTAAATGAGGAATACAATATTGATTATTTAACTAAACAATTGAATAATACATCTTTACTTTCTCGTAGAAAAAAACAACTTCAAACAAGAATAAAACAAGCAGAAATCAAACAAAAAATGTATGAGATAGAAGAAAAATATTCTGATGTTTTTGAAACAACTGTTATTAAAAAAGTAAGAAAAGAAGATATAACATCATTTGTTAACTTATATGCAAATTCTAAAGGAGATATTTTAGCAGAATATAAAATTAATGCTATAAAAAGTGTTGAAATAAGAGAAAAAGAAAAAGAAAAAATATTAATTCAAGACATTAATAATCAATTTAATCAATTTAATGACATAGTTAATAATGCATACAAGGAGGAAGAATGTGATTTGATTAATTTATTAAATGTATAAATTTTGATTACACATTGGACACTGACATCTATGACTTACTTGTACCCATGATTTTATACAATCTTTATGAAATTTATGATTACATTCTGTTGATATTACTTCTGTAATCATTTGTTCACGACAAATTGGACAGATATCTTCTTGAGAATTTAAATTAGTAAAAATAATAATATGATTATTATTTCTATTCATTCCATATTGTTCCATAACATCCTCAATTGTATCTACAATAATAACATTAGTTCTTGGTCTGGAAAAAAGTTGTTTTAGTTTTGATATTAGACTCATTTTATATATCTTATATTTTTTTTTAATTTAATATTCTTAACATATAATTTGAAAAAGTAATAAGCATATTATGCTTAAAATATATAAAAATGATTGATTTCAATAAAGTTAAAATTGAACAAGAATTAATACTCGGTAAGAAATATATATATGAATTATCTTTACGTAAAAAAAAAACGTATATCGGATTTACGCATTATAAAAAAAAAGTTCATAACTTGCCAGAAAGACTTTGGAAACATGTTACTAAAACTGACGATTCAGCAAAATATGTTAAAAAATATGGGGCAAAGATAAAAAATAATATTTTACAATGTAAATTTCATGAAAAAAATGGTTATGAAATTGCTTATGAAATGTTTTTAACTTTACAGAGAATGGACGAAAAGGGTATTGATATGGTACGAGGTGGTCCATTTTGTTTATCTAAAAGAGAATATAATTACAGAGAAAAAATGGTAATTCAATATTTTATAAAACAAATGAAAAAAGGTTGGGATAATTTTTTAATATATTATAATATTTTTAAACATCTTGATGCTGATAATTTCTATGTTTATAAGCGGGGTTTTGGTCCAAGAATACCTACGTGGTTATATACAAAAAAATGTGTAATCATTTTTAATAGTATTATTAAACATATTAAAGGAGATTATAGTCGCAAAAATGCTAAAATAGTTGATAAAGATACTATTTATATTAATTTAGATTCTGCTATGAATATCATTAAATCTGTAACTATTGAAAATAAATTAACAAATAGAAATATTGAAAACAAATTAAATAATATACAATCATTATTGATTAAACAAAATGACGATATGTTAAATTTAACTCAAAAAGTTAATTTAATTGGACAAAAAAGAAATTTTAATGAAATAGAAACAAATAATACAGAAGAAGCAGGACAAACAAATAAAATAACAGAAACAATTATAATTGGCGAAACAATTACAATAATTGAAGATGATATTTTATCTGAGCCACCTACTAAAAAAAGGAAAATAAGCGAGGCATAAAAATTAAAAATAAAAAATTAAAAATTAAAAATGATATCATTTTTAATTACTTATAAAACTAAAAAAATCCAGATTAAAATGATGAACATTTTTAATATTTTTTCTTTAATATTACTTAATACTATTTCCCATGCAGATGATGAGAATTGCATTTGGGTTCGGAATAATATCAATACTTATGGAGAACATTTGGCTGGTATGGTTACATCACGTGATGAATGTGTTCATTTAGTTTTAACTGAATGTCCTACAGCTACAATAGCTAATATGGCATATGATATTGATAGCTATTATGGAGCTGATTGTTGGTGTCAATATGGTACAGATATGACAGAGGATTCGTCATCATCTTATACTAATTGTTTAATTTCATCTCTATCAGATGGATATATCGAAGAATTAGAATCTATATATGGTGATGAAGATGAAAGTGAATCTACTTATACATGTAGTTTTTTTAGATTAATGTTAATTTGGAGTGATCAAGAATCAAACCAAAAAGCTTCCAATTCGTGCGAAATTGGATCATCAGAGTTAGAGTCTGGACGCTCTTATGACGATGTTAAAGATGAAACAGAATTTACTGTTAGAGATTTTGATTCTACTGAAGAACAAGTTAATTCTTTTAATGAAATGTGTTGTGAAGATAATATCATAAAAACTATTGTAATTATTGTAATTATTGTTATTATTCTTTTAATTATATCTTGTATATGTTGCTGTGTCTATTGCTGTGAATGCTGTAAACCTTTAAGATGTTGTAATAATCAACAAAGACCTGTTCAAGATATAGAATTACAACCTGTACAACAATTACAACCTGTACAACAATTACAACATGTACAACAATTACAACCACCAGGTCATATTCAACGTCTAAATTATGTTGGTTATGCTGGAACACAGGGATAAAGAGGTGTTTAAAAGACGATGAATAATCATAATATCCAAAATTAAAATCGATAATAATTTATTTTAATTAATTTATAACAAATAGTATTAATTAAAATGATATTAATTTTTACAAATGGTGTTTATTTAACAAGTAATGATCGTTTTTATGATAATAAATTTGTTTCTGATAAATTAGCAGAAAAAATTAATTCAGAATATGATTCCGAAGGATATTTAATAATGAAAAAATTTTTTAATTGTGAATTCAATTTATATCATTCTAAATCGAGTAATGTTGTATATAAAACATTAAAAAAATTTAATAAAATTCCATTATCAATTTGTCATTTAGTTTCTACTTATCATAATGATTGGCGTAATATACCTACTCCTTTTTTTGATAAATTACTAGATTCAAATTTAGATAGTAATGATAAATATTTATTTTATGTATCTTTTGGCAAAATTTTTCATCATTTTGATGAAAAAGATCAATGGTCATCAGTACCAATGATTTATGGTAAGAATTCTTTCTTTTTGATAAAATTGGTTAATACATTTTTAAGCAATTACCAACTTTGTGTTGGAAGATATGGGATAGAACATGTAATGCCAATGGGTGATATCTGGATGGGATTAATTTTTTTATTAGAAAGTGAGGGAACTCCGTCAAGAACTACAACAAAAATTTTAAATAATATCTTAACTGGTAAATCTATTAATATAGACAGAATGTATAATGAACAGAGTTTTCTATTAGAAAATCCGAAATTTATTTTTATGCCTAGTGAAAAAAAAGACATTGAATTTGATAAATTAGAATGTGATATTTTACATTTTGAATTTCAAAATGAAATTAACAATGATATACAGAAATCTATTTTTGATGAATTCTCACTTATTGTACAAAAAACAAATCAGGCATATATTGAAGCAACTCATTCTTATAAAGGACAAAATATACGTGAATTAATTGCAAATTAATAATATTTAAAAATAAAAATTACAAGTCCAATAATAATTAAGAATAATATTCTATTTTTAGTTATTATTATGAATATGTCACAATATTACGTTTTAGTTAGAATAAATATTGTACGAGAACCGTTTATACAACATCCTGATATTAGACCTAGAACATATCCACCTGAACATTCTCCACTTTTTGATTCCAATCCAATACCACGTTCTCCGGATTCCCCAATATCACCACCAATGTCACCACCAATATTTCCACGACGACCAATATTTCCTAGAAATGATATAAATGATATAAATTTTATGATTGTTGGTATATTTACTAGTAGAGCAAGAGCAGTTAATTATTTTAGTCGACAAGATAGACTTCATCTTGATAGATATCGTATATTTGGACCATTTCGATTAAATCGTGGAGAAAATAATAATATTAATAGAGATGAACAAGATCCAAATTTCTATATTAATTAAAATCGATTATTTGAATAATTACACAAATCTAATAAAATACGAAAAGTAATTCAAATTTACTGAAAATATCAACATGAACAAATCTCAATTCATTACGAGCATTAGAAATTTACCTGCTGTCATTTTAGAAGAAATTTATGATTTTGCTTTTTTGAATAATTTACAAAAAGATAAATTATTCAAAGAATTAGTATTGGGAAATATTCAAGGACGAACATGGGCACAGGAAATAGATTATATTCTTGATAATAAAGAACATTTCATGAATTATGCTATGATTTCTCAAAAAAAAAGAATTTTAGCACAACGACATGATGCGATTGTTTTTGGATATAAATCTATTATTTACATGCCAAATGTTGAAAATCCTTTTGTAATTAAAAGAAGTTTTACTGCATATGAATAAATATATATTTAAATCAGTCCTAAAATAATTTTGATAAAATATTTTTAACAATAGTTATTGGACAGAAAAAAAATTAAAATTGATTATTTTAATAGGTACACATAGATTATTATTCATTTGGAGAATAATTACGATGAATTATTATTATCAATCACGTCATTTCGCACAAAATACTATTATTGGAAATATAATTGCCGAATTTGTGGCACCTACCGATGATGATTTAATTAATTATGCACGAACTCAAGTAGGGATAATTGGGGGGCAACCAGAAGCTGTATTCTGCAATTTAGACGATTTACATCAAAATGGAGATGGAAGTTGGAATGTTAAAGTCTGGCATACTGCTGATAGATATATTTTACGATGGGATGGGCAAATGCAAGGACATAATTTTCCTGGATTTAATGTTGTGGAATTTCAACAAGAGGCATGGGCAGATGTTTTAGATGAAGAAGAAGACTGGTAACTTTTATATTTGAAAACAAATTTACTTTTAAAACAAATTTACTTTTAAAACAAATTTACTTTAAAATATTTTTAAATCAGTCCCTAATTTAAAATTTTTATCTTTGTGGAAGTGATAAATTTATATTTAATAAATTACTCCTTATTTTTTTTAACATTCCTATTCTAATTGTTTCTATCAATTTTAGAAAAAAATATCCAAAAAGTGCCCCTGTATGACAACCCATTAATCCATCAATACTTTTTCCTCTCTCTATACGTGTATGAACATTAAAATTCCACGTAATTCTTGTCATTTCATCTTCTAAATTTAATTTAAAATTTGGAGAAATTTTCTTACAATTATCAGATACTTTATTATAAAGATACAAAAATAACATTTCCATATCGATTCCTTTTTCGTAATTAATTTTATATTTAATATCAAAATTAACTACTCGGGGAAAATAAGTTCTATATGACATGTCTAAAATATCTATTTTTAACACGTAGATATACATATTTAATTTATCAATAATATGTTCATAATTTGAATAAATTGGATGAAAATCTGTCTCCTTCATTGTTTCTTGTCGTAATTTTTCTAAATTATGTAAAAAATTATTATTATTATTATGATTTAAATTATCAATAAAGAAGTCTAAATCTTGTAAATCTTGTGAATACGTTTTAATACATTTTTCCATGGCATCATTCCATTGGTTCTTGTTACAAAAAACAAATTCAGAAATTATTCCAGTTATATCTTTTGGTATCAATGATTGATGTAACAAATATTTAACATTATCTTTATAAGATGGAAAATCTAAATTAAGTAAAACATTTTTTACAAATTCACGTAATTCTGTTTCATTTTTTAAATTTGTAGGATATAATGTACTTACCCTCTTTTTTGTCATAAATGTAGATGATTTGTGTATTTTATATTAAGTAAGATAAACTATTATCGATTTTATATTTATTTAAAATTGAATGTCACAAAAGATTTATAAGTTAGAAATTTTGTTTCTAGTATATATATATACAAATGAATGACAATAATCATATAAATACAAATGAATTTATTGAATCAAAAGTAGAAGAGAAAGTAGAAGAGAAAGTAGAACAGGAAGAGAAAGTAGAAGAGAAAGTAGAAGAGAAAAAAGTTTCACGAAAAAGAAGTTTTAGCGAAATTGATGATGATGAAGAAATTAGTATAATTGATGATAATATAATTATTACGGAACCTTCAATTATTACGGAAGCTTCAATTATTACGGAACCTCCAAGGAAAAAACGGAAAAGAAGTCTTGGAAAATTACCAACAATTGAGCAACTAAGGACTGCTCTTAGAAGAGTTTACACTGATATGGGTCCAAGATTAAGTGAATCACATTATCAGGCTGGATTACACGTTTTTCTAGAAAAACATTTTAATTTAAAAGTTACTAAAGAATATCCTCTTAAATTTCTATTATATGGAGGTCATCTTGGATATAAAAAACATGGATACTATAATCATATTAATACAAAAGATGATGGTAAATTTTATAATTATTTAGATTTATATGTTGAAGGCTCGAATGGAGTTATTATAATTGAATGTAAAATTAATGAATCATATAAATTGAGTTTTAAACCAAATCTAAAATCCTTTTTAGGAAAATACAAACCATCAGAAAAAACATTTGATCAAATTCAAAGATATCACGTATTGTTGAAAGAAAACAATATCCAATATAAGGCATTTTACTTAATAAATTTCCCATCTAAAAAACGTTCAAAGATACCAAATTATTATGTTAAACATGTCAAAAAAAATAAAAGAAATATTTTATATAATGATTAAGATATTTTTATAAAATTAGTTGGCTGTTTATTTAAGATTGAATTTGCAACCCCAATATCAGTATTATTTTTTAATTGTTTCATTTTTTTTATAAGATTATTAATTCTATCATCAGATTTATCAATACGATTTTGTTTTTGTAATTTAACAATTCTATTAATCCATTTATTAGCATAATTTTGTACAATAATAATTTTATATTTATCTCCTAAATTCTTTTCTAAATTTTTTATTGAATGTCGTAAATGTATATCAGAATTATAATTAATTTCTTCATTTATATCAAAAAATTTGAATGACAACTCATTTAAAAGAGTTCCGTATCGTATAGTAATGTTATTAATATTTTTTGTCATATTTATTTGAATGTGATTAAATAAAATCAATTTTGATTAAAATTGATTTTATTTATTAGCATATAAAGATATTTTCTATATGAATATACGAAATATTATAGAAACAACAATTCAAGAAAAACATACAAATATTGGTCATTTACCTATAAATATTATCTTATCGTATTTATCTAAATTTGAAGAAGTAAAATATTCTGAAATACCTGAAATATGGAAATTTATTTCCCTTCTTGGCACAGGAAACGATTATAAATTTTACAAATTAATACTCTATGAATATGATATTATTTTGTGGTTTGGTTCTTATAATAATTTAATCACAGAGGACGAAGATACTTATAAAACATTTCAATTTGCTATTCAATCATCAATATTTAGATATACAAAATATTATAAAAGAACTATTTTAAATGGATATAGAGATAATGCCGCTGGATTACAAGAATATATTAACAATGAACTTGGTATTTTTATAAATTATACATATATAAATCATTTATATAAATTTATTACAAAAAATTTATCAAAATTTAGTACAATTACTTCTTATTTTAGTTATTTGCGAAATAATGAATATTTTTGTCAAAAATGTAAAGAACTTTTTGAAGAATCTCAAAGATGTGAGTGTGAAATAGAAATTTCTGAATCAGAAGATGATAGTGATAGTGATAGTGATAGTGATAGTAATAGTGATAGTGATAGTGATAGTGATAGTGATAGTGATAGTGATAGTGATAGTGATAGTGATACGAGTTCATCCGATTATGAAAATAGTGATAGTGATAGTAATAGTGATAGTGATAGTGATTCCAGTTCATCTGATAGTGAAAATAGCGATATGATTAATTTTATAGAACATAATTTGATTGATATTGATTAAATTATTATTTTATATCGTTATATTATAATATTATAATTATGGAAAAAAGTTGTGATAATATAAGAAATTTTATGATAGAGCCTGTTATGAAAAAATTATATGACGTTGAAAGAAGATTAACTCTGTTAGAAAATAAAATGGAACAAAATATTTCTATTAATAAACAAGAATCTAAAATAAAATCAGAAGTAAAAAAAGAAATAAATCTTCCTATTTTAAATAAACAAATTTCTAAAATAGCACATCCTAAACCAACAATTATGACAATAAAAAATGGATTTTTTCTAAATAACAATACTAAACTGGATGATATTAAATTAAAATGGAATTCATTAGAAGAAGTTTCGCGATATATAATTGAGGAAAAATGTTTGAGTGTTGATACTGATTGGTATCGTTCTCGTTTAACACAATCAAATTTAAGGAATAATTATATATGTATTTCTGAATTTGGTAATAAATTTCACGAAAATTGGGGAACAATGGGGACAAAACTAAAAATTACTGGTATGATGGGTAAATTTCAGTGGAGATATATTCCTATTTATTATATAAAAGGTAAAGAAATCGAAGGGGAACCTAGTAAGCCATCAGATATTTGGGAAAGTGAAATAATAAATTATTAAAATAGATTTACAATAATAGAAATATAATTTATTAACTGCTATTTTGTGTAATATAGTTAAATAATACATGAGTTCACAAATTTCACCTCTATGCAAATTAAATTTAATTGAAAATTTGTCAAAAGATTTAATAAAATTCATTTATCATCCTGTAGAACAAAATTTAAATAATGATTTTTTTGTTCATTTTAATATTATAAAGAAAAAACATAAATCTCAAAAAAATATTTATCAAATGATTTGCACAGAAAAAAATGAGATAATAATGTATTTTGTTGAAACATCATCCTTTTTCGGAAAAAAAAAAAAAATTTCAATATATTTGAATTATACTTATATCAATTTACAACATCATTTAATATCCGATTTAGAAAATTTAGTAAATGAATTTGTAGGTATAAATTTCAACAATACTGCTAAAAATGGTATTTTAATAGGTGTGGTAGAAACGGATACTTGGTTTGAAAACTTTATGTTAGTCACGAATACATCAAAATTATGTAAAAATTTAAAACAAAAGTCATTATATTTGGCAACACAAAAGAGGACGGAGAAAAGAAAAATTCCAGGTATTTTCTCAAAAGAATGGTTTAAAAATTGTGTGTGTTGTGACATAAAACAAACAAATGTTGTTTTAAATACATTGGATACAAATGAATTAATTTCATTAACTGGGAAAGAGCCTATTTGGAATGATGGGGTTAATGCCTATGTTTTAAATTTTCATGGATTGGTAAGAGAAGCATCTGTAAAAAATTCTATTTCTATTGATAAAGATGGAAATGAATTATTCATATTTGGTAAGGTGTCAAAAAATTTATATTCATTAAATATAAAATCACCAATATCATTAATTCAGGGAATATGTATGGCAATTACCTGTATTTATAAGTAAAGATTAGAATAATGTAATTATTTTCTTGTCTATATTATTATAAATTCTATAAATAAAAATGAAACGCATAATCAGTATTATATTAATTATATTAATGATATTTGGTGGTATATATATTTTTAGACAATTTTCACAAAAAACATATCAAATATCTAATAAACAACTAAAATTACAACATGAGAATAAAAAGATTGATTATATAAAAAGGTTGCAAAATTTTCATATTGAAGAAAAAAAAGAAAATGATCGTTTGAATAAAATAGATTATCATATGAAATTATATGATCTTTATTACTCTGGTGTTCCCGATAAGTATGATAACGATGGTAATAAAATCAAAGGCATAGAACCAAATTCAATAAAAGTTATTAAACATTTGAAAAAAATAATAAAATATAGTCCTAAATCACAAATTGATTCGGCTAGACTGGATTTAGCTAAATTATATCATTTTGGAATGCATAAATTTAAACCTCAATTAAAAATTGCCGAAAAATTATATAAATCAATAATATCAAGTTGTCTTAATGAAGAGATACATGTCCAAACAGAAGACTTATTAGCAAGAGTAAATAAAGATATTCGTGAGAATCATGTTTACAAATGGTTAAATTTAAAACAACCAAAAAAAGAATCAGGCATTTTAGGTTCATATACAGACAATTCATATGAAAAAATAAATATAGAGCAAAATAATAATTTTGATAATCCTACTGAATTGATTAATACTGATGATATGTTTGATAATATATTTGATAATACATTTCAAATAATTGAAACATTGCCGCGTCCTCAACCTATTATACAGCAAAGAGAAGCTATAAATATTCCAACAATTCCACCAATTCGTATAGAGAGAGATAATAATAGATATAATGATCCTCAAAATACACATAATTCCCAGGTTTTGTCTACTGCGATAAATTCGATAAATAATTTAAAAAAGAGTACAAAAATGGAAAGAAATTTACCTACATCTTTAAAAGAAATACGCCAATTTTTAAAAAATATGCCAAAAAATGATAAAAGGAGCGATGCTTTAAAATCATTAAATCGTATTGAAAAAAATACTTCACCATTTACTTTTTCAGATATGAAAGAAGTTGGTGTTTTAAATTTGGTTTGGAATAGAATACACAGTGATGTACATAAAGATAATTTAGATACAGTAAAAGAATCTTTATATAATCAATTAGCTGATATGCAAGAACATGGATATTCTGTATGTGCAACTGGTCGTTTTACAAGATTAGTAGACACATTAAATGTTATTGATGAAGAAGTATCAATAAAACCGAGTTATGTAATAAATCAAGAAATGATGAATAAATCATCAAAGATACGAGAAAATATGTTAAATACATATAGTGAAAACGAACGGAAAGAATTAGAGAAAGGTACAAGTAATAATCAAGAAGAATATGACAAAAATTTAAAAGAAAAAATAGTGGAGGAATTAAAAGAAGATTATGTAAAAACTAAGATATTAACTCAAGAAAAATTTGATAATCAAATAAATAAATGGATTAATGAAATATAAGTAAAAAAAAATTGTATCTATAATTATATATAATGTTGTTTAATTTTGATAGCAAATTCTTAACAGAAAATCCATTATGGTTAGGTGTTTTTGTATACCTCGCAATATGTTTCGTATTATATGCCACAAAATCGCAAATATTTTTTGATGGTTCCGAACCTCGTCAATTTGGTTGTTATGGAAATAATGAAACATTATTTCCATTTTATGTAGTTGCATTAATGGGTGGTATTGTAACATATTTTGTTTTTACGTTTATTAAAAAGTAAGATTAAATTAATATCCATCATTTTTACAATTAGATTCTTGAGCCATTAATTTATATTTTTTTTTTTCTTCCGCATTGAATTTTTTCCAAATTTGTCCTTTTAATTTACTTAATTCTCCAAATGATAAATCTGGGTTTTCTTTTTTAATTTTTTTCTGAATGGGTTTATCACTTAAAAATGCTGAATAGGGATTAATTTTTTTACTTTTTTTATTTTGTTTAAAATTATTAGAATAATTTTTCAAATCTTTCAAATAGTTTTCTGAAATATCATCATAATTAATTTGATCAAAATTTTTATCCAATGCTTTAAAAAATTCTTCAAACAGAGGTGTTACTTGTTCGATAGCGTGTTTAGCAAATAAATTATTATTTTTTTTATCTTTCATTGTTAAATTAAACAATTAAAGATAAAATCAATTTTATAAAATGTAATAATCTTAATTATTTTCTAATACAGAGATTCTTTCTTTAAGTTGAGATATTTCTTTTTGATATTTTTCATTACTTTTAACATGAGCATTGGCCAATGCTTGAATAGAACCTATTAATTGAGCAATAAGAGTATTATTATCAATAGATTTAAAATCTTCAATGTGAATAAATTGACCAGACATAGTATCTACAAATCGTTTATCAGAAGTTTCAACAGCATCTGGAATTTGTTTTTCAACTTCTTGAGCAAGTGGTCCATATCTTTTTTTATCTTTTAATTTACAGGAATTTCTATAAGTGTCTTTAAATCGGTATTCATATACAGGTATATTAAGAATATTATTTAAACAAGTAGAAGATGATAATAACTTGATATCTTTTTTCACTCTCTTATCAGAAATTGTTATATAAGATATACATTGGACATTTCCATTAACATCTAAGTATTGGGAAGGAGAAGAAGAGTTAATACCAACTAATCCTGTAGATGTTATAATCATTCTCTGATTACCTGCTGTAATTAATTTGAGTTGGTCATTATCACTGCCAGCAGAATCTTCCGCAGATATATATGTATCTTGATCAACATCAGTAACACCTCCTAAAGTATTCCAAGCATTACCTGCACCAAAACCTTCAAATAAATTTAATTGAGAATTATATCGAATATAACCCATATGGTCAGAAGATGTTGCTGTTGGTCTTTCTGCGGTAGTTCCTTTTGGAACTTTAATTGCGTCAGTTTTCTCGATATGTAATGCTACGGATGGTTGTGTAATACCGATACCAATTTTTAAATTGGTGTAGACATTTTGTGCTTCAACATCTCCTAATACTAATGTATCTGGAGTAAATCCCATAGACTCAGTATCAATTGTATTTGGGCCACCTGGATTATCAACTAATCCACTAAATAATTTCCATTTTTTATCAGTTGCATCACGAAATAACCCTGTATATTCACTTTCGGAATCATATATATACATTCCAAAAAATCCAATATCAAAAGCATCACCATTATTTTCTGAAGCAAGCATAATAACAGTATCTTGAATTTTTAAATCAGTTGCTGCGGGTCCAGTATATTTTAATTCACCTTGAAGTAAAATATTACCTTCGATTAAAACTGAACCACCAACATGTAGTAAAGATTCTGGTGCTGTAACACCTGCCCCAATTCCCATATATCCAGTACTTGCTATTCCTGCGATTCTAGAATCATCAATACGGAAATCAATTTCTCTACCTTGTTTAGCATTAAGATATGTATCACCTAATGATGTTTGTCTAATAGCATATCCGTATGAAGCAGTAGTATTATACGCCGCCGTTCCAAAATTTGTATGTGCAAATATAGCATCAGAATTATATTCTGATCCATTAATCCACGAACCAACTTTAACACAATTAATTCTGGCTCCATCTCCTTGATAAATTCCTTGAATATGTAATTGATCTAATGGAGTATTGACATTAATTCCACAGAATCCATTATTAAGAACTGTAAATAAATATGGTGTAGTATTACCAGATGTAGTAAAATCTGTTCTACATTGAAGACAATAATTGCCATTATTACTTACATCTACACCAGAATTAATTGACATTCCATATCCACTTTCATTTGCAATTAATACATTAGCATATCCATTGGTGATTTTAGAAGACCAACTTCCAGTATTAGTTTTATTAACATGGAATGGAACTGATGGTGATGTAGAACTAATCCCAACATAACCATTTGTAGCAAATGTAATATGAGATACACCAGATGTACTATCTCTAAATGATAAATTGATTGGATAATCAATTGTTTCTGTATCTACTAGTCCTAATTCTAATGTTCCTTTAGTATATCCTGCTCCACTTGTATTAACTATGTTAGTTGCACTAGGTGCAACACCTAATTGCGTAAATAATTTATATCTATAATCACTTGAACTGGAATCTCTAAAAAGTCCGGTATATTCCGTTGAACCATCATATGGATAACTACCATAAAAGCCAATATCAGCTGTATCTATGGCTGTATTATTTGAAGCAAGATGAATGAGAGGGTCATCGACGGTAATATTTGTTGTATTTACAGTTGTTGTTGTTCCATTAACAATAAAATCTCCATTAATGGTCATATCAGTTGAAACAACTAAAGTTCCAGAAGTTTCTCTAGCTCTAATTTCATTTGTGGCTATATGAAATGTATCTGATATTCTAATATTTCCCCCAACTTCTAATTTTTCACTTGGAACATCAATATTAATTCCCACATTACCTGATTTTATTATAGCTTTTCGTTGATTATTTTGTAAAAATTCAATATTTTTTTCATTCGCAGAATTTATCCAGGTATGCCCATCGTTTGATTGAGATAATGCGTAAGATGTACTATTAGAAACATCTTTATGTGAAAAACTAGCATGATCTGTATGTCCTAGATAACCTATATGTGCTCTACCTAATAATGCTTTCGAATCAGTATCAGGAAATAATTCTAATGGATAAGATGGACTAGTAACTCCAATACCAATATTTCCATTATCTCTAATAATCATTCTTAAATCACCTTTTGTGTACATCCATAAATGGTCTTCGTCTAAAATACCTAATCTTTCGGCTGTTATATAAGTATCTTGATCTATATCAACAACTCCTCCAAGAGAACCCCATGCATCTCCTGCACCATAACCTTCATAACGCTCTAATTGACTATTATATCTAACAATACCTTTACGACCTGATGGTCGTTCTGCTGTTGTTCCAGTTGGAATTAATATACCATCAGAACTATTAACTTCTAACATAATTGTTGGGGCAATTTCATTCAATCCAATATTACCACTGCTATGAACAACCATTCTAGGAAGGCCAGATGTATAAAACCATAAAATATCTTCATCAGCATTTGTTGGTAATCTTTCTGCCAAAATATATGTATCTCTGTCAGTATCTATTATACCACTTATAGATTGCCAAGCTCCATTTGAATATGTTTCAAATTGAAAGTAATCATTATTATATCTAATAAGACCATCTTTACCAGTTGGTCTTTGTGCCAATGTTCCAACTGGAACTCTATAAGCATCTGTTTTATTAGTATCAAATGATACGTCACAAGATGTAACTCCAATTCCTATAAAGTCATTAGATGTTATAGTTCCACTAACTTGTATATTCGCTTCTGGATATGTTATACCTACACCAATTCTTCCCTCTTTTGTAAAAAAAATTTCGTCAAAACCATTATCTACTGTAAATCTTAAATGACCGGTTGGTCCAAATTTAATTCTAGAATCATCTCCCATAATAACAATACCATCATCACAATGAACAAAACCTAATTTTAAATCTGCTAAATCGTATCCAGAACTAGATGAAGTGTCAATTGTTCCTGTTGTATTAGGTTCAGCTGTTAAATCTCTAAATAAATGAAACATATTACTATCAGCGTGATTGATAAAAAGACCACTAAATTTAGTAACACCTACATCTACATATTGTCCATAAAAACCTAAATCTTTTGTATTACCTGGATTATTTGCACCAAATCGAACTAAAGCATCGGAGATTGTAACTACTTCTGATTGAACTAGAACAGTTGCACCATCGACGTATAAATTACCTCCTATACGAACATCGTCTGATACATGAAGCATTGTACTTGGATCTTGGGTACCAATTCCAACTCTAATTAAAGAACTTTGAGAATGATTAAGTATAGTTACTCCTTCGACATCATTTATTTTCAATGATAAAGTATTTTTAGAATTGACAGCAACCTCTCCTGTATTTTGTAATCTTAATCCATATGAAGCATCTTCTAATTTTAAATCATTATGAATTAAATAAGAATAATCATTACTTCCTGACCATACTCCTAATTTTAAGTTTCCAACTCTTAAGCCAGTTCCTACTGTAGTAGTTGATATATGTAATTTTTCTGTTGGATTTGTAATTCCAATTCCAATATCATGAAATGTATTTATAAAATTATCGGATGGTCCAGCACTTAGTTCAGGAACATCATTTGTATCAAATAATTTACTTGCCCATCTTGCTGTTCCATCTGCGGATGATGTAAAAACTCTTCCATCTGATTGATTACCATCATCAAAATTCATCCATTTAAAATAAGTATTTGGTACACGGAGTGATTTTGTAATTATTGCTGTTCCCTCTTCTCCCTGAATAACTAAACCAGCTTTGTTTGTATCGTGAGAAAGCGGGGTCTTACTAATTATTTTAACTTGATTAAAAGTACCTTCAAATGACGTAATATGATCAACAAAATCTTTTTCTGTAGACATAATTGTATATATATATAAATATAAGAAGAATATAAAAAAACTTACAAAATATAAAAAAAAATTATATAAAAGTTATTTATTTAATAAAAATTATATATAATAAAGTAGTTATAAGAGAATATATTATGATTTTTGTTTATTTAATGGGTGGAATGGCTAATCAAATGTTTCAAATAGCAACTGGCATAGCTCTTGGACTTGAATATAATGATAAAGTTTTTTTTGCTATGAAAACTAATTTAGAAATACAAGCAACATATCGTCCAGACTATAAGGATACTATATTTATAAATTTACAAAGAATTGACATTCCAAATTTTTCTAAATATACAGAACGGAAATTTACTTATAAGAAAATTCCATACAAAAAGAATATGAAACTATTTGGATATTTTCAATCAGAACAATATTTTATGAAATACAAAAAAGAAATAATTAAATTTTTTAAAGAATTTATGAAAAATTTATCTGTTCAAAGAAAATTAAACAATATTATGTCAGAAATTAATCATAATAATACAATTTCAATTCACGTACGAAGACAAGATTATGTTCATTTACAACACGTTCATGTTCTTCAAGATAATAATTATTATAAAAAAGCAATTGATATTTTAACCAAAAAAATTGGTAAAGATTATAAATTAGTTATATTTTCCGACGATATAACATGGTGTAAAAATAATAACATATTTACAAATCATAATTGTTATTTTGTAGAAGGAAATGATGATTATATTGATTTATATTTAATGTCAATGTGTACTCATCACATTATTGCTAATAGTTCTTTTAGTTGGTGGGGTGCATACTTGAATGAAATGGAAAAAAGACTGGTAATTGCTCCAGAAAAATGGTTTGGTCCTAATGGTCCAAAAAAATGGGATACAGTTTATTGTTCTGATTGGTTAATTGTTTAAATAATAATTATGATGAACAACAGATAATTATTAAATAATAAAATAATATATTATATTATTAAATAATGTGTGGTATATGTGCATATTTAGGAAAAAAAATGGCCTTTGGAATATTATTTCATGGATTACAAATATTACAAAATCGTGGATATGATTCATCTGGAATTTGTACTATTATTGAAAATAATTTCGTTTTAAGCAAATTTGCAACAACAAATGATAATAGTGCTTTAGAACAATTAGAAAACGATAAACAATTACATAAAGCAACAATTGGTATATCTCATACACGATGGGCTACTCATGGACCAAAAACAAAAGTCAATGCTCATCCACATAATGATATTAATAATAAAATATCGTTAGTTCATAATGGAATTATTGAAAATTATAAAGAAATTTACAATAAATTAGTACAAAAAGGATATACATTTATATCGGAAACTGATACAGAAGTTATATCAAATTTAATAAGTAGTTTGTTAGATGAAGGCTTTGATATGTATGATGCTATTACTAATGCTACAGAAATATTAACAGGTACTTGGGCTTTAGTTATATTAAATAAAGATCATCCAAATAAACTTTATTTAGCTAAAAATGGAAGTCCATTATTAGTTGGGTTTGGAATTCACAATGATTTTGCAATAATTGCTTCTGAACAAAGTGTCTTTTCTAATCATGTAAATAGATATATTTCTTTAGATGATAAAGAAGTAATGGTTATTGTAAAAGAAGATGATATAATAAAACAATTTAATCCTGAAAAGAAAGAAACTCAAGATATAGAATTATTAAAACATAAATTAATGAAAACTATATCACAATATATATCATTATCTCCTGAACCATATCCACACTGGACTATAAAAGAAATATATGAACAACCTAACAGTATAATTAATGCTTATAATGCTGGTGGAAGATTAGATGGAACTTCAAAAGTTAAATTAGGAGGATTAGATAGTAAATTAGAATTGTTATTAAAAATACGAAATTTAATAATTATTGGTTGTGGGACATCTTTAAATGCGGGTCGTGTAGGAGCTCGTTTTATGAGACAAATGCATTGTTTTGATACAATTCAAGTTATTGATGCATCAGAATTTGAATCATTTTATATACCAGATAATTCTTCTAATTTTGGTATCTTATGTTTATCTCAATCAGGTGAAACAAAAGATGTAATTTCTACGCTTGATATGTGTAAAGAAAAAGGAATTAGTATTTTTTCAGTTGTTAATGTTGTAGGAAGTTGCATTTCACATAAGGCTGATTGTGGTGTATATTTAAATAGTGGTCGGGAAGTAGGTGTTGCTGCAACTAAATCATTTACATCCCAATGTTTAGTATTATCATTAATTTCAATTTGGTTTGCTCAAAATAAAGGAAAATCAATTAATAGAAGAACAGAAATGATAACAAATATTAGAAACTTACATATTAATATAAATTCTGTTTTAGAGCAATATCACAAATGTAAAGAAATAAGTAAGGAAATTATGAATGCTAAATCAATATTTTTATTAGGAACAAAAAATACAGAAGCAATTGCTTCTGAAGGGGCATTAAAAATTAAAGAATTATCATATATACATGCTGAAGGGTATCCATCAGCCGCTTTAAAACATGGAACATTTGCTTTAATTGATAATGGAACTCCTATAATTTTCATTAAAATGGGCGATGATTCTTCAAGAATTGAAATATCAGCAGCACAAACTATTTGTAGAGGAGCTTTAAATATTCTAATCACTGATAATAATAATTTTAATAAAGATTATTATCAACATGTTATTAAAATTCCACAAAATAGTTCTTACAGCTCTATATTATCTGTTATTCCATTACAAATGATTGCATATTGTTTAACAATATTAAAAAATTTAAATCCAGATCGTCCAAAAAATTTAGCCAAAACTGTAACAACTTTATAAATAAAATATAACTAACAAATCGTAAAATCTAAAAAACGATAATTAAAAGTGATTTTTTACGATATTAAAATACTAATAATCAATTAAAGTTAATAGTATAAATAATATTAATAAAATGTGTAAATTTACAAAACTTTATAATATTTTTAAAACATTAATCTTAATCATAATCATTTCTGGTATTTGTTATCAAGTACAACATACAGCACTATTACTTTTAAATGAAGATTCAGAATGTTGTCCTTGTATGCAATTAAAAATGTTTTATGTTAATCTTGACAGATCGGCTTGTTGTGAATGCCCAAATGGATTTCATTTAAGTTTTACATTCATCGATTTTTTAGTTGAAACAATTTATGATATTAGTTCTATATTTATTAGTATTTTATTTATGTCAGCATTTGCTTATACTTTTTATCTAATTGGATCTTTTTCTTTCAGAAATTTTTCATCTTTTCTAATTGCTATTATTTTATTTGGCACATTAACATATAACTATCAAAATCAATTTGATGGAGGATATGTAAAATTAATTGGTACTAATACTATGTATAATTTGTGTGAAATGAAATGTAATATGTATGATAGTAAAAAAAAACAATATACATGTTCAGCACGATGTTTAAATAGATATATGACAAAAGATTATCTAGAAGTATTAAATAATGTTCATGATATGAATAAAGAACTTAGTAAAACTTATAAAAAAACTGTTAATAAAGCTAAATTAGGAGCAAACTCATTTATTAATACTGTAAATGATAACTATAAAGATACATATGAGACAATAAATAGTAAAGTTACTGATATATACTCTTCTGGAGAACCATATTATAATTATGTATATGATACTGGTACTACAACTACTTCATATATTAAAAATAAAACTAATAATTTGTATGATTATCTTAAAAATTTATTTTAACTTTTTTTTTCTTTGGACTCACTTTTTAAACATTTACAATATACAAAATTAAATAATGAATTAAATTCAGATGTTTCTGTGTATAAATTATTTCTAGAACATAATCTAGCTGAATCGCCTTTATGAATTTTACATTCAGATTCTTTACAATAAGGACAAATTATAATCGCACCATTAGACCATTTATCGTAACATTTATTGCACAAGTAGCCATCTGTATGATATTCTTTGAAACACGATACACAAAATTCTGATATTTTATAACATTTATAACATAATGAATCTGCTTCTGATTTTAAAGAATAACTTTTTCTTTCTCGTATATAACATTTGTGGCAATATCCATTTGGAAAATTTTCTTCTTTTTTTCCTTCTTTTATATCGGACATATATATTATAATTAGTTTTTAAATTAATTTAAAAAATTTTACAAAATATTTTAAATTAATTTAAAAATAAATCGTTTTATAACTTTTATTTTATTATTATATTTAGTAAATGAAGATTTTACATTTAGGCTTTCATAAAGGACTGTTTAATGATTTACAATATGTATCAGAACAACTGGGATTAGGTATCCAATATTTAAAATTTACTGATGGTTGTACTAAAGGAGGGGCAATATATAATATTGGTCATAAAAGAGCACAAGATGCTTGGATTAAATTTCAAAATTTTTATAATCAATTTGACTTAATTATTACATCTGATACTTGTCCTATTTCACGAGTTTTTTTACAAAATGAATTCAAAGGTAAATTAATTATATGGATTTGTAATCGTTTTGATTATTGTGACACTGCTTCAAATGATTGTAATTTTCCAGATAATGAATATTATGAATTATTAAGAAATACTAAAACAAATAAAAATGTAAAAGTTTTTTCTTATACAAAATTTGAACATACATACGCCCAAAAAAAGAATGTAGATATTGGAAGTAAAATTATTAAACCTTGTGGTTTTATTTCTAAATTATTTCAACAAAATGGATTATCATTCAAAAACGAGAATAAAATCCCTACAACTATCAATAAAAATGAAATGTATTTTGTACCACCATATCATAATGATACGATAATGATAAATCTATCAGTAATTTTAACAAATTATGAAATATCAAATTATTGTGGAAAATATGGAGGTCCGAATGATTTAGTTGATTTTAAAGGGATAATACATATTCCATATGCTTGGTCTAATTTATCATTATTTGAAGCAATACAATTGGGGATAATATATTTTATTCCTAGTTTAGATTTCATTTTAGAATTATCACGAAAAAATAGGCGAAATTTTTTCTGGAGTCCTCCATATAAAAGAAATAAATTACATGAATCAGAATGGTATTGTAAAGAAAATAAGAACTTATTTATTTACTTTTCATCTTGGGATGATTTAAAATTAAAAGTAAATAATATCGATCATAATGCTCAAAAAAACTATATTAAAAAATTTGGAATAAATCACAATAAACAAATGTTAGAGAAATGGAAGAATGCATTTAACTTTAATTAAATATTGTCAAGATTAACATTTGTTATATTAGTTGCACCTAATATAAATTCAGGCAATTCATTAGAAGAATTTCCTTGAATAACCCAAGCTATATCTATTTCTATTTCCTTTATAGCAGATAAGCATGTTTTAAGTAATGTTTTGGCAATTTTGCTTGAATTAACATCAATTATTACTTCAAGTTTTTTTGTTTGAATTGATACTTTTGTTCTCAATTTTTTACAAACAATTACTGGGCGAGAGAAAAATTTACTAACTAAATTTTTCGGCTTAATATTTGGTATCATTTTTAAATTTGATAAAATATTCTTTTCTGATTTGATAAAATTATGGAAATGTTTATTATTAAATTCAGAATTTGTATTAATAAAAGTAAAAAAGGAAATATATTTATCAAAAATTAGTGATATAATTATTGTATAATTTGGATTAAATTTGTTTATTTCATTAATTATACATTTTTTTTGTTTATGATAATTGAATTTATCATTTTTCTTAAAACACAAACTTTTATAAAATTTAAAATAGTGAGGTTGCTGTGAAACATATTTTTTTTTAGTATCCAAATAATTTTTATCACGTATTTTAAAAGAATAATCGGAATCAGATATATTAGCCCATTTTTCAGTACTCATATTATTGATTATTAATTAAGTAATATTTTAAACTTTAATAAATATATAATTTATTTATAAAAATATTTTTAAATAATATAATGCCAAGAAAACATCAAGCTATTATTCAATCTGGTGGCAATAAAGGTAAATTAAAAAAGGGATATAGATATTCTGGTAAAAAATTAAAAAATGGATTACCACAAATTGTTAAAATTAAAAAAACTAAAAAAAACTAAAAAAACTAAAAAAACTGGTGGACATTATCATAATGTATTTACAGTAAAAACACATAATATTGGTCCAAGAAATCATTTTTTTAATTATTATAATAATATTGGGATTACTTATTTAAATCCACAAACATATCAATATCAAAATTCGCGAGCCGATGAGCAAATATCTTTCGATACTTTTCTCCAACGAGGACAGGTGCAACCTAAAACATATCTTTCCGGTATAGTATGGGATAGGAATAATCCAAATCTAATTTACAAATCATATAGAAATAGATGTCAAGCCAAACTTGGTCTCCCACGAAATCTTAACGAATATATGGCGAGAACACAAATAGCAGATGTTTGTTTATTACAGGAAGTACAACCAATAATAATTAATAATATAGAACAAACTTCCGGTCGTTTAGGAATAACCAATACTCCATGGGATCATGACTATATATATAATCGCACTGGAAATAATCACTATGTTCCATGGAATGATGAAAATGCTGTTCCACAAGAATACAATCATGGTTGTGCAATTGCTTGGAAGAGAGGTAAATTTAACGATATTCACCTATTACCAGTTACACAAGATACATTATTATCAGGGAGATCATCTGGATGGGTAATTTTGACAAAAAATAATCAAAGATATGGATTTTTGTCAGTTCATGTTCCCATTAGAAATAATCTGTCAACGACTGTACTTAACGAATTAGATACTGAGATTGGTATTCTTGCAAGGAGATATGATAATATTATTCCTATAATAGGTGGCGATTTCAATAAAGATATTAGACCTCAGAATTGGAATAACGGAGTACAATTTTTAAATTATCCTAATGCTATTAATAACACTTATTTAGATGGACAGGGAACAAATGATAATTGGTCATTTAGCGATGATATTGTGGCTGTAATACGTGAAAACTACAACAATGATAGGAGTGTATATGGTGTATCACCAACACATTACGATTATCAAAATCAAAATCAAAATGTTCCATCGGATGTTGATTTCTTTTTATCTAATAATCAACTTAATTATAATGGACTTAATAAAACTCCTAATGTGGTATACCAAGGTGATATACGTAGTTATAATTGGCAGGACGATTTAAGAAGAGATTTTGATCATTATCCACTTACTATGAATGTTACAATACCCGAACCAAGAAAAAAGAAAGAAGAGGATCTTCTAATTACTGTAGCTGATAGCCCAAAGGCTTCTAAAAAATTAAATGCTAAAGCAAATGCATTTAATCCTAATCCTAATCCTAATGCATATACGTATCAAATGGTTTAATATCTTTC